GTTGGTTGCCGCTGACTGGTTTCCGGTGTTGGTTGCCGCTGACCAGCTTCCGGTGTTGGTTGCCGCTGACTGGTTTCCGGTGTTGGACTTTTTATCATCGTCCCAGTTAACCTGATCTTTGATGTACTCCACACCGGCTTTAATAATTCCGGCAATTCCGATTTCTGCTTTAATAGAAATCTTCTTTCCTACTCTCTTGCTGTCGTCAGACTTCTGATCGTTTGCATCCAGATCGACTTCGCAATATCTGGAATCAGCCGGTGCATAATATCCAAATACATCCAACGGATTCTCACAAGCATGAAATCCAGTATCGCAAATCTCGGCTCTTTCTTCTTCATACTCCTTGCCGATTTCATACTGAAAATCACGGCATTTTAAGCCTTTGTCAAATCCCTTATAGCATTTCATTTTTCCTTGTCCTCCAAATTCAGTCCGAGCATAGCTGCACAAACTTCTTTCTTTAAATACGTATCTGCTTCGGTAGTGTTTAGATACGCTTCAAACGCTTTCATCCTACCGACAAGCTCAGCGTATTCCTCGGCTACGGTCTCTGCTCTGAAATCCATCTTATTTTCTTTCTCCATCACAATCCCCCTCACAATACGGACATTTGTTGTCCATCAGAATTTTGTTTAAATGGTCAGTTACCTTCTTCACATTTTCTTCCTGCTGATAACCGCCCTCTGCAATGCTGTACATATCAAACTCTCTTAATGATTCTTTCTTATATATATTGATGTGTAGGCTGCATCCGATCTTGTAGTTTGCGAAATGAAATGCTACCGTTCTGCCGGTTTCTTTCTGAACCCGTCTGCATAACTGGTACAGCTCATCTACGGTCTTATCAAATTCATTTATCTTCATCGAAAAGCCCTCCAAACAATTCACCAAACAATGTTTTTGCAATTTCCTTGATTTTTTCTTTTCGAACAGTCTCAAACTCTTCTTCGTTCATCAATCCGATTTTGACTGCTTCGTCAATCTCCTGCTTCACAGATTCCTCTGTTACTTTATCGTCTTCCATAATAGATTCTTTGATTCCCCGAACGATAACAGCTAAGTCAGCTATTAATTCCGTTTTACTTCCTTTGAGTGTAAGTTCTCCTGCTTTTGTATTAATCATCTCTCTTTTCCTCCGATTCTTTTAATTTCATCCGGGTAGATAACCACGAATGATAATACGAATATTACGATTGCCACTGCAACTGGCTGTGATGCTCTGTCAAATCTCCAGAACGGCAGATACGGTGACATACCGCCGATCAGAGCTGACAGGATTAATGATTTTGCCATTTTATGTCCCTCCGATATGATATTGAGTTTTATTCTGTATCTCCTTATAATGTTCTTACAGGCACCGACATGCCGAGTAACTTGAAAGGAGATAAGAATTTGATATTGCTTCCTTACATGGATGGTTTTTACCGCTCTGGTGAAAAAGTATCCGAAACTACTGTTGTCGCTTGCTGTAATTGCAATTCCAAAAGAACTGTAAAATCTGGTAAGTCCATCCCTAAGTGTTCAAAATGCAACGATTATACCTACTGGTTTAAAATCGTAATACTTTGATCACTTTCAATATCTGCGAACATCGTTTCTGGGTGATATTCATTCTTTAAATCACTGTTTGCATAATCAATGGATTCCACCTGGAAGCAGATGTTTGCACCGCTTTCGGTATTGAATACTTTCAAATACTTTTCTCCATTTTTTGAAAAACATATTACCCTTGTTTTATCTGGGATTCTCACAATCTGCGGTTTGAATATTCTTTTTAAAATTTCCTTTAATGCTTTCACTTTTCGCCTCCTCATTCACACAAATATTGGCTTCGCAATTGAAAGAATCATGGCAGCAATTCCAAGTATGATTGTGTAAGTCAGCCCTATCTTTCTTCCGCCATATTTGTTGTTCCCGTGCCAGTAAGAAACGCAACTGCAAATGGCTAACATAGCTGACATGGGAATAGCATTTAGGATATTCATCCTGTAACCTCCTGCATTTCTAACTACCTATTTAATTTGTACATCTGGGATTAATCTCTCAGGATAGAAAACTAATTCATAATGGTATTTATCTGCGCTGTTAGGTTCCGTCTGTTCCATTACATAGCAAGTCCAATCGTTCAAGTATATGTAATCCTTGTAGTAACTGTTCTCTCCGGTTTTGATTGTTACCACTAATTCGCTTGAACTGTTGTTGCTAAGTGACATATACCCTTCTGCCCGTAACATAATTGTGTCAGTTCTGGCATTAGTTACAGTAATTTTTCTGTACACATTAAACTCATTGGCTTCTTTTGATAAATTATGATTTACTGTGTCCGCTGTCGTGCAACCAGCTAATCCAAATGCTATAATTCCAGATAACAAAATTGCTGCTATTCTTTTTCTCATGTATTTCCTTTCTTGTGTTATAATCACCTCAAAGGAGGTGATAACGATGGATAAGTTACAAATCGCTCATGATTTGGCTGTTGCTAAGTTATGTGCTGAATTACCGGGAAGCCTGGACAACTCTCATATCTGCCAGAGATACTTCAAATACCGCGCAGAATTTGCTGATCTTCTGGATTTCCACGATGAAGATTACTTTCTCAATGAACTGGATAAAGAGAAAGTAAAGAATTTCAAAGCTGTCAAACAGCCTAGTGCCGAGAACTAATTACATTTGTTGGATGTGTTCCGCGTTATTCTTGTGATGTGGAGCACATCCTCCAAAGAAAACTGAACTTTGAAGTCATATTCACCTTCTGTCCAACTACACTCCACGATACCTTTTCCTTTAGTTCCAATTTCTTCGTACATTTCGGGCGGCATATGCAATTCTTTACCATTTCTGAACTTGATAATTGTTTCATCAGCAATCTTCACATTCTCATCTCCTTTCGTATTTATTTCTGTGCACTCTTTTTGCTTTCACCTTTTTCTTCCGCTTCTGTGCTCTGAACGGAGATTTCTTTCCGGTGAAGTGCTTGAAGTCGTTTGGCTGACTCATGTACGTGTTACCTCTTTTATAAATTCGTACAACGCCTTGTGAATTGGAGATTCGTCTGGAATCTTACGAATTATTTCGATAATCTTATTTTTCTTTTCCTCTAATGTCATATTCTCAAATTCATCAAATTCTTTTTTGTTCATCCTGTAACCTCCTGTTTAATCACTGGAATAACTCTATTCCGTTTCATTCCTTTCTGTGCTATACTCCTTATGAAAGGAGAAAATGCGTGTTAGAAAAAACAGCTCATAATTAGAAAAAACAGCTCATAAATTATTAAAAAAGCTTTATAAGAAACAGTTTCTAACTTTTGATGAGTGTCATAGAATCTGCCACACATCCGATGAAACGGGAAATCAATACGCTTCTTATTTGCTCGATCATGGATTAATTGAACCCCATAAATGTGGCTGCATCGGGGAACTTAACGAGCCTGTCTATGACGGATATTCAATCACACTTGATGGTGCAGGATTGATATATACAGAAAAGCGCGATTTCTGGATGTTCCTAATACCATACGTGATCACGACACTCATAGCTGTCATTGCCCTTTTGGTAGCAATGAGGAAAAGCGAACCACAAGGTGTTTTTTTCTTTTTCCCACCATTTTTCAAACTGTTCTGATGTCATACGCTTGCTGTGAGTTACATTTATAAAGAAATAAAATTCTTTCATTGTTACCCGCTGTTGTAAATAACCCATAGCAGGCTGTATGTAATCTTTTCTTGTTTTTCGCTTTTTCAGCTTGTGCCACCAGTAAATGTTGTACCATGGCATCTGGTCGAATCCCTCTGGTTTTTCTCCTACTCGTTCGTCCCAATTCCAATTATTTAAGTTGTAAATCATCTCGCAGATTTCCTCGTTTGAATAATTAGAAACATCTTTAAATTCCATTGCTTCTCCTTTCTCAATCGCCATCTGCCTTTTCGATTTCCTGCCCCAGAAACTTATTTACAAAATACAACTGTCCTTTCCCACTAACTTTTGTCGTGCGTGTGATTCTGACCGAACCATCTGGATTCTGAACATTGGATTCTTTGATTTCGAATAATCCCTGCTCAACATACTTCTGCTTCGGCATATTTCGTGAGCTTCCGGAAACCATCAGGTAGCCATTGTCTCTCATCCACTGGAATAATCGTTTCTGTCCTATCTGGTACCCGTTCTGGCAGATAAGTTTCGCCAAGTCTCCGATAAGAATTGATGTGTGACTTGCAGATACCACATCTGCGAAGATTGTCTTTGGTCTATCCTGTTCGATTTTAGCTTTCTGCTGTTCAATAATCTGGTTCTTATGTTCGATAGTTTTTTGCGCTACCAGAATAGCTTTAGCCATCAATTCTGAATCAGACAAATTTTCCTGCCCCATAATATAACCGCCATTGTGATGGATTGCCGGAAGGACCTCATCGAATACCCACTTTTCGAATCTTTCAGCTGATGGAAGTTTGCTACGAACAGTAAGGCGGTATATATCACCCTCTGGGATGACTTTTAATTCCTGTTCGCCTCCATCGGTAAGGTATCGGTGTTTTACCGACCCCTTGCAATGCGCCGTAACTGCGTCTGCTGGTCTTTTGTATCCCAGTGCTCTCGCTACATCATTCGCTACAAAGTACGGTTTCCTGTCAATTTCCACTGTCCGAACTTCTCCGAACTCTTCTGAGTTAAAAATCTGTAAGCTGTTCATTTATCTCCTTTCGTGTAATATATTTAAGTCGCATTATTGCGACTATGATGTAAAAAAAATATCTATAGCTTCCTCTTTGCTTAAAGGAACTGCATTTACAATTCCGTGGATTTCTCCGATTGTAAATTTCTCTCCGCCATCTTTTAGTTTTCTGTAGAATGTGCTTCTGTCCATTCCAATTGCATTTGCAACAGCTTCCTGAGTGTTTCCACGTTCAACGATTTTTCCTTTAAGTCTAGCTATATTAACAACCATTCGCGCTCCTCCTTTCTAGTAGCATTAATGCAACTTTGTAATTATACATTACACCAAAGTGTCGCATATGTCAACATATAAAATCGCATTTTTGCAATTATTTTTGTTGCACTTTTGCATCATTAGTGTTATTATGTATTCAGAAAGGAGGTGTGAAAAATGTCGGAAACTGGCGAACGAATAAAAGAAAGAAGAAAACAACTTAATATGAGCGCTGATGAGTTGGCAGAAAAATTGGGAGTGTCAAGGTCTACTATATTCAGATATGAAAAAGGCGATATTGATAAAGTTCCTGCCGAATATATGAATGTATTAGCAAAAGCACTTAGCACGACACCCGCTTGTTTAATGGGATGGGAGGAAAATTTAGAAACAGACACAGATTTTATTCCAAAATTGATGTCAAATTCAAATGTCGTTGAACATGTTAAGTTGCTAATTGAATTAAGCGAATCTGATAAGAAAAGCGTTTTCGACATGATTGAATTTCTTCACAAAAAAGGCAGGGATTAATTCCCTGTCTTTTTCTAATATCCCCATTGACTCTTGAATGAAACAATCATGTTGTACAAGAATTTCATAAATTTTTCACTATCTATCTTTTGCACCATTTCAATAATCTCTTTCTTATAATCCATAAATAGCCCTCCCTGTCACAACTACCACCTATACCACAGTATATGTCCGGCTTGTGGGAAATAGAACCGAACATCAGTTCGTTTTCAACATTATACCACCGATATTTCCCCTTGGCAACTGCCAAATATACACATGGACTTTTGCTATTTCGTAGGCAAACTTCGCAATTTCAAAGAAAATTGTGCTTTTGCGAATATAACATCTGACATTGCAAATTTCCTTGGTCTCATTCAGTTCCTGCGTCTGGGCGGGATAAATTTGTTTCGCAGCTTCTTTTGTGATCTGCACATCTCTGCGGTGACGTTCTGCTATATCATGTGACGGTATATGCACCGCACAGAATATTTCGTAAAATATCAGGATGAGTACGACTATCCTGTATCTGTTCTTCTCCATTATTACCAACTCTTTCTAAAAATATATCACGCATTATAGCACAAACTTGTATAGTTTTTCTTGAAAGTGCAAAATCATGGAGTTTTTCTGCAAAAATAATCTACTTTTTTGATGTTTTACTATACACAGTTTGTATGAAGTGGTATAATATTGTAAAATTTTAACAAGGGAGGGGATTGTATGAGCAAAGGTGAAAAGAAGAAAGATTCAACCCTGAGCGTCATTTCCTGTATTCTGGCAGGTGTGGCATTCATTCTTCCGTTGCCAATTATCCTGTCGTTTCCTCTGGCTCTGGCAGGAGCAATTGTAGGATTAGTAGATATTGGCACAAAGAAAGAGGAATATAGGCATATTGGCTCATGGTTCGGAATTATTGTCGGAATCATTGAAGTAGTTTTTATTGCAGTGCAGTATATGAGATTTATTTAAGAACAATTGGAGGGCATGATATGAAGAAAAAGATTATTGCATTAGTTTTATGTGGTGTTATGGCTCTGAGTGTCCCTGTATACGCCAAAGGCGGAAGCGTTTCACTCAGTTCTGATGAATTGCAAGTGCCAAAAACAGAGCAGAAAAAAGACAAAAAAGAGAGCAAAAAGAAAAAGAACCAAGATATTACTGTAACGCAGAGCGGTTGGACTATTCAGACAAGTGATTATGATAACGACCGATATGTTTTATATGGAGCTAAGGTTACTAGCTCTAGCCCTAAAAAATATGGATATGTAACTTTAAATATCGTTGTAAAAGATGCTAACGGTAAAATACTAAAGAGCACTGATGATACATTTTCATCTATTGTTCCGGGAGATACTGTATTTTCGGCAGATAAAATTTACATTGGTCAATATGACCCAGCGTCTGTCGAGTTTTCTGTTTCATATGAAGACTCAGACTTTTTAGAGTCCGTTTCTGGCGACTCTGGAACGGATGCTTTTTCATTGTCAAACTTATCTGAAATGACAGACGAATACAGTTACACCACAATTACCGGTGAGATTGAAAGTGAAGCCCCTGATAGCTGCACTTCCGCTTGCGTGACTGTTATTCTTAAACAAGGTGATGATATTGTCGGCGGTTTTTATGGCTATGTTGACGTGACAAGTGGCGAAACAACAGCTTTTGAAATCTCTGATTATGATCTGCCAGAACATGATAATGTAGAGATTTCAGCACGTTCAACATGGTAGGTAAAAACATGGGAAAAGATAAACGCAAAAATTCTACTTTAGGGATTGTTTCATTCGTAATGGCTATCGTAGGCACAATTATTCCTATGCCAATAATTTTGATTTTTCTAATGGGAGTGGCTTCTGTAATTACAGGGCTTACTGATCTGTTAAGAAATGATACATCAGTAAAACATTTCTGCTCGTTTTTTGGAATGTTAATTGGCGCAGGCTTAGCAATATTTGTAGCATTAGGATATTTTACATTTGTATAAATTGGAAAGAGGGGACATTCATTCCCCTCTTTCTCTTTGCCTGTCGTTCTTACAGGCAGTTTCTTTATCCACACATCCACCCGGACACAGAAACCAATTTTGCGAATTTTGTCAAACTTTAATGCTTTACACTAACAATTTCAAGTGCTACACTTTGTTTGTGGGACAATAATACCACAAACAGGAAGAAAAATGTGTGTACTGTCAAAATCATTGCGTATTTTGACAAAATTGAGACTACGAAAGGAGGGCGCGCATATGAGAATAGCCATATGTGACGATAATCAGCTTGAAGTTGACTTGTTTAAAGAGCACATATCGGGATTCTTGCGGCGCAAAGGAGATTACCGGTATGAAATTAGCGAATATTCGGCGGGCTATCCGCTTGTTGAAGATGTGAAAGAGGGTAAATGGTACGATGTAATTGTACTGGATATGATTCTGGAAAAGGAGAACGGTCTGGAAATTGCAAACCAGCTCCGGGATGTTGGATATGATGGAAAGATTATATTCTGGACAGCCGACGATTCTCATTTGCAAGAAGCATTTGACGTCGGTGCTATGCAGTATGTGGTCAAGGGCAAGGAATACGGCAGAATATACCGAGCTATTGACGAGATTCTGTCACAGATGAAAGATGAAACATTGACGTTCAAATTCCGCGGGCAGATTAACCGGCTCAAATATGATGAAATCGAGTACATTGAAAGCCAGGCAAGGGTCTGTCATATTTTTGCGACAGATAACCGATGTTTCGTGACCACTTGCAAACTGAACGATCTGGAAGAAAAGCTGTCTGATAAGCGATTTTTGCGTTGCCATCAGAGCTATCTGGCGAACATGGATCACATTCAGTCGGCAGGTGATAATTTTGTCATGGATTCCGGGGATGTTGTTCAGATAAGAAAAAATGGGGCAAGGGAAATCAAAGAAAAATATGAAAATTACATAATGAGATAAATAAAAACCGCCAGCGTCCGGAGGGAATTAACCGGGCTTACTGGCGGTTTCTGCTCACAAAGGGTGAATGTATGGAACAAAATTATTATATCATTTTACCTGTTATATTACAAGCGTCATTTGGCCATTTCTGTGATTCTTTTGAATGTTCCTTTTGGGATAAATTCAAAAACAAATCCCTCATCATTCGGATAAGGGATGCGGATGAAGTACCATCTTAACCCTGCACTATCTGTCTCTACATACTTCATAACTTCCACAACTGCACCTTTTTTCAGCTTTGGAAACAGTTTAGATGGGCTTTTTTTATTAGATTTTGTATAACATTTTGTGTCCTTTTTTATCTGCGCAATGTAGGCTCTGGTGTTCATTTTTGAGTTTTGGTTTGGTGTCGCAGTGTCTCCAGATAATGAACCACTGGTAATTGCAATTGCCACATGATGATTGTCATTCAGGAGAACATCACCTGCCTTAATATAATCGCCAGACTTTAGATATTTTGAGTCTGTCAGTACTTTCGCACCTACATCTTTCAGCGCCTGTCGCATATCGTAAGTAGTCAAATAAATGCTAACTGCTTTCAACTTTGCATTGCCTAGACGGTATCCTGCACCTTTTATGATAGCTGCTGTACTGGCGCTGCAATCACTCTCGCAGTCTTTTTTTATTTTAGCAGGGTCATATCCGTTAGCTTTGAGCTGTTGCCAAAATGTGTATCTGTCATTGCTGTTCCCTACGGTTCCCTGATCGTAACCAATATGGTTATTTTGAGCTGCTTTTGTTGCCATATCGGCAATCATATCGGCAATTGTTTTATCTTCAAATCTCAGAACGCAGAGCCATGGTCTGCTGTACCAATTCATAATCTGATATTCTGTTCCGGTCTGATCGCCGGCTTTTCCACCTGCATATCTGCCGTTCTCGTCATGCCCGCAATTACTAATTTTTACTGTTGCCATTTGTTGTACCTCGCTTTCTGGAAAATGTGTTTTTAGTGCATTATAAACAAATCTCTGCCGGCTCTTATATGCCCCGACCTGGTTCCCTGTATCGGTCTGGCAGGCTGCATAGAGATTGTCGAGTGTATATGGTTTCTGAGTCTTTGCCAGAATCCTCGTTACTGCCCCTAGTCCACCTTGGTGTCTAAAATTCACACACATAGCTTGCCCTCTAGCGTCCGTAACGCCCCTTTTAAAGGCTTCATCTGCATAGGCGGCTAATTGTTCATCCATAAGGCTATCTTGGCATTTAATACCCGTTTTGGACGATATAAGCCGTACTATAAGCTTGGCAAACTGACTTTTAGAAGAAATGTTGTAGCAACTCCAATCTTCGTTCTGCACCTGTTCCCATAATCCGATATTATCTAACCGGTCCCATGCTTCCGGGTCAGCGTCATGAATCCGTTTCAAAAGCGTTTGTGCTTCGGTTGCGTACCACTGCCCGGCCCCGATTGTAATTGCGTGTTCTTCAGAAGAGTTGGTGTAGGCTTCTGTGAAGTCCGAATAATCCTGCTGTCCATAAACCTGTCCGCCGGTTTCGACTGCATAAATAATCTTTCTGAGAACTGTTTTCTGTTCGTTTGTCATATCACGTTGCTCCTTTCATTGTTTTCGAATCTGTATTTTTGCTGAATGCTCGGATATTTATTGTGATCAACTTCACTCATGAACATATCAAGCGGTCTGGCGTATAATTTCCCACTTCCGTACAACGCCCTGTAAATCATCATGTTTTCTTTACTTTCCGTATGTTCAGCCAATCCAACAATTTCATACAGATAGTCATTTGTTCCCGGATTCCTGATTGTTTCCCGTTTGAAATGCCTTACGATTGTTCCTGGTTCTGGGATGTTCCTGTCATATTTATTCATGCACGTTGCTCCTTTCTGTTAAATACGCCTTGTAAGCTCCGTATCTGCCCCTAAAATCAATTTTTATATGTCATTTGAGGATTTTATCGAATCACACGTAAAATCGTTATATGAGCCAAATACGAGGTTGCTAATAAAAATGGTTCGAATTGGGCTGAAACGAACTAAGAATGTCAGGGTCAAATAAGGCTTATTTGACGATTAATATATATCTCGTATATATATTAATTATATTCTTATTCTATTTCTTATTCTTATTCTATTGCGTTACATTGCGTTACTGGTAACGTTATTGTAACGTTACATTGAGATATTATGTAAACGAAAATCGCTCGTTGACAGAAAACTTTCATCTGATTTTTTATAATTTCTAAGATGATTGATTTATTCTGAAAACAAGCAAAATTTACGTTTACAAATTATTCATTTTTTATTTTTAATATAGTTACATTTTAGTACGGTAAGGACTGATATTTTGAGGTTATTTCGGCAAATAAGGGCTTATTTGGATTTTTCTGGAAAAGGCGCTCTTATTTGCAGTTTTGTGGGTCTTATTTGGCAAAATTAATTCTGAAATAAGTAAAAGAGTCTGTTGTGGCTCTGCTCGAATGCTCATATTCTGCTTTTTCTCCTTTATGACACTGCCCATTCCATTAATTCTGCTTTTGTATCAAAGTTGTGAAGTACTGGCGTTGAAGCTCCTGAGCCGGTTATGCTGGCTCCAATGCCTGGATTGTAACCACCAATGGAGGTATTAAAATTTCTAAGGTTAAAAAACTGTATCCCTCCATTTCCAATATTGCTTGTACTGTATGTTTCCAAGCTGAATATATTATCAGAAAGCACAATTTTTGAACCTACTTTTTTGTAAGCCTCAGGGTTCGCCCAAGGATTAAGGGGCAAATCTGCCTCTTTTCCATCATAATCGAGTGTTAAAAAAAAGATTTTGTCTATATTTTTCTTTAACTCTTCTGTTTTTACTTTGCACAATAAATAAGCATAAGAAGAAACTCTTCGTGTACTACCATTTACGGTAATTTGATCTTCGCCCCAAAATCCAAATTCAACATTATTCCGGTTTAAATTTATATCTAATTCTGTTGAATACAATCCTATCTGTTTGAAAGCTATGTAAAAAGATGATGGCGGGACATAATATGTCAATGCATCCGTAACGGTTAGCGTAAAACTATTTGGAAGAGTATTGCCCTTTTTCCAGAGAAGCGTGTCGCCGCCATAAATTTCGGTTGTTTCTATCCCATTGACAGGAAACCCAGTGATTTCCTGTCTGTTCAAAAACGCCTTATATATCATCAATTAGCCTCCTCGAATGTGAAATATAATGTATCTGACCGGTCAGCTCCTGCGGCTACAAGAGCGTCATAATCAGCTTTTTTGATTCGCTTTACACATCTTAATTGTGCCTTTTTTAATTGTTCAGAAGTACTGCCAGAACCACTTGAAAAATCGTCTATTGTTGCGGGACTAAATTCGGAACCCGAGCCATCCGTGAACTCTGCATAACTAATGGTCGGCATTTCAGACCTTGTTCTGTTGATTGTGGATGTGATCTCAGGCGTGTTCTTACCTAATTGCTGATTGTTTCCATTGTACGGGGAATTATTGGCAGTGTATGTGTCAATAATCCCTGTAATGCCTAATTTCAGCGTCCTGCTCATAATATAACTGTGAATCGTCCACTGTATTGCAGAACCATCCTCAGAAAGCTTGGAATGTGTCATTTCCACGGTTTGTCCAACCATATTGAACGGATTCCCTTGTACTTCCACGGAATATCCCTGTGCCCGATAATACTGTTTTTTAATAATATCTTCTGCGACAGTTCCATAACAGATTTTATACTTCGGTTTTGTTCGGGTGTAATCCCCGTACTCATTCGCATCGTAGGCGTAATTCAACCAGTCTTGGTTGCCTACAAAAAAGCTATTTCGGTTGTAGAAAACATTCCTTTCATAAGCATCTTGCGCGGTCGGTTCGCCGGATGTAAATACTTCGCCGGACGGGTCTGGGTCGGTGTAAACATAGTTAAAATACCACACTCTGCCCTCAGTTGCCTTGAAACTTTTAAACCTGTCAAGATGCACCGCAGATTCAAAAAAATCAAATGTTTCAACGCCGGAAACTGTCGTGCCACGGTGTTTGCAGTTCTTTTTAAGCTTTTTATACTCAAATTTTCCATCCCGGTTCATCCACCCAAAAACATTGTTTTGCAGACATAAATCTTCCAGTATATTTGCCACATTCATTTCAGAAGAGTTGGCGGTATTGGGTACATATGCACTGTCATATTTGAGTTTTACATCGACTTGTTCAATGCTAAGATACTTGAATAAAGCATCTCTGAACTGCTTCTGTGTGAACACCATTTGCTTGTCTTTTGTGTTGTTTTTATACCACCATGCAATATCGGTATTTCGCAATTTATACAGATAATCGTATGCCACAATGGTACGAACAAACGAATTTGCATCACGTTCTCCTGTCGCAATTTCGCCAGTGAAAATCTTGATTTCTGTTCCTTTGCATTCAAGATAAACCTCGATTTTTCCAGACGGATAAGTGGTTTCATCTGTCCCGACAAACTGTGGATGATAACATTTGAACGTGATTTGATTGGATATGCAGCCACCAAAAATGAAGTATGCTTTATTGCACAATGACTCCTGTAATGACAAGGAATTGGACTGGATATGTTCATTTGTCAAGTCCTCAAATTCACCATTTATCCAATGCACTTTTACGTTGATTGGGTCGGTATTATCTTCAAATGGGTTCGTCCCATCCTTGGTTACTTTGATTTCAAATTCATCATATCCAATGAATGTTTCTATACCGTCAATTTCAGTTTGATAAGACACTGTGATGGTTTTTACGCCAGTCTTAGAGCTATCAAATCCAGATACGGTGTAATCTGTAAGAGCGCTTTCGTTGCCTAGCCCGTCTACTACAACAACTTCCAATCCTGATAAATCAAGCGATTCGCCTATTTTATAGTAAATCTTTGATGGGAAACTGGAAATTCTGATTCCTGCCATTCTGGATACGATTTCTATGTTGAAAGTTGCGGTTAATGTTTTTCCGTCCTCTATGCACGATAAAGTTACTAACTGTTTTCCTGGCGTAGTCATATCCACAGGAGAATAGGACACTTCTCCGTCAGGCGTATATGTTTTTCCGTTGGAATATAGTATATTGCACTTTAAGCCATCCAGACTAAGAGTGTCACCCGTCATGTATCTTGTTTGCGTAGGCAGTGTTTCAATATTTAGTTTTTCAGGCTTCGCTACCCAGACAATCGTTGCACTGGTCTGCCCCCATGGCGCTCCCGGAATTGAGCCTTTTTTTGCGTTGATGCGGATAGTCGCGTTACTATATCCTGATCCTAAAATATTTTCCAAGTCTTTGTTTGAAATTGATTCGATTGTGCTTGGAATGGATAGCAGGGTGATAACAGAAGAATAGTCGGTGAGATAACTAAATCCGGTGATGCCCTCTTTTATCTCCATGGTTTTAATCCTATACATAGTTGACATTGGACTGTTTATTGAACGTCCTAATGTACCAGTTCCCTCTGCCACATAAAGTCCAGTATCAAGATATAGAGTCACGGTTATATCATCGTCATTTGGATACCCCGCTTTCGTAATAAATGGGCTGCCATAAACTGTATAAGGATTTTGTATCTCTTTACCCGCATAAGTAAGTGTTGTATAAAATTCCCCTGCTTTCGATGTATCAACCTCGGTTTCTGTAAAGCCGGATGTAATAATTTTACTGCTTCCATCTTCGTAATTTACTTTAATGCTCTTTACTGCATACCTGTAGTTTCCTGTATTTTCGTCACCAATAAAGAAATACGGGACGTTCCCGTATCTTTCGTTGACCTCGATAGATGCAACTGTTTCTTTAACTTCGATTTCAAAAGATGTTGCGTAAGTAATTGTGCGACCATCACTACTACTATATATACTGTATGTGATGAGCACGGATTGTTTCCCCAGTTCGCTCATGTTCGGCTTTGACAAAGTCCCTATTGAACTTGATGGAGTCACCGTTCCGTCACTATATAAGAGACCAATCTGCAGTCCATCAGAAGTAAATGTATCACCCGGTTTATATTCAGTCTTATCTGGAAGTTTTATAACCGTGATTCCGATTAAGGCATTATCCAGCGAAATTTCTACTGGAAACGAAGCAGTATTTCCATCGTATGATGCAGTAATATTTTTAGTCCCAATTGTCGAACTGTCATATCCAGACAGCATAAAATCTACAATTCTCTCTTTTGTGCCGTCACTGTACACCTCTGAAACAATAAGACCGTCCTCGTCAAAGTCTTCCTCTATTTTGAATTTCGTTCGCGCTGGCAAACTGGTAATTTCGATACCAGTAGCGGAAAGAACCTCAACTTCAAACGAAACAGATGCAGATTCATAATTTAAAGTTACGGTTTGGGTTCCCTCTACCGTACTATCAAACCCCGTAATAGAGTCTGGTGGTACGGACACTTTCTCGCCAGATGAGTAAGTAGCCTGTAATTCAATTCCGTATACGTCAAAAATATCACCGATTTTGTACTTTGTCTTTTTAGGCGCTGTTACCAGTTCCAACGACTGAAAATCTCCTAATGCTACGAAATCAATAGAATTCGTATTGGCATAAGTCTCAGCTGTAGAACCAGTAAAACCATATATTTTTAATCCATCCACCTTTGTCAATGCGATATTTGCAAGTGATGGATTCATGAAATATATTTTTTCAAGCGCTGTAAGATTAAGCAACGACTGATTTGTAATCGTAGTGACGCTTTTAGGAATAACCAGGGTTTTCAGCTTACGTGCTAATCCAAAACAGTTTGTCTGCATTTCCGTAACTGTAGAGGACAGATAGATTCGTGTAGCCATGAACCAGTTATAGAAAGCTTGCGTCTGAATCAGTGAGATTCCCTGTATCCATATTTCTTTTGCAGGGAGAGATGTAAAAGCTCTTAATCCAGCATTGGCAAGTGATGGAGGCAGGTTAATGTCGATGAGCGATGTGGCTCTGTAAAAAATCTGATAGCCTATTGTTTTAAGCGTATTTGGAAGATGTATCGACAACAGCTCATTGCCAAAAGACCTCAAGGCATTCCCGGTTACGCCTTTAGGCACTACAATCTCACGTGCCTGATTATTAATAGATAAATTCCCATTCGAATCGAGGAATCCTCTTGAAAAAGGGACTCTTTTTTTGTAATACGCGCTTGGGGCTTCTATATTACTACCTACGTCAATAAAGAATGCAGCGCTATGTTCCTGATATGTGACCGTTATAACCTGTCTTCCGGTAACTGACATACTAGGGCTTGATAAAGTACACTCCGATGTCACGACTTCTTTTGTGCCGTCTGCTTTATATAATGTGCATTCCACTCCTGATGAGTTAAATTCTTCATCAATTGCATAAGCCACTTTTGTTGGGAGTTTGGTTATTTTTAAAATATCTTTCGCATTAATTGTTACATTCAGAGTTGTTTTTAACCCTTGGTATATTACGGGCAGCGTCCTATCTCCGGTTCCAGAATCAAAATCAGTAACTGAATAATTCGTTATAGGTGTTTTTGTGCCAGAGCTGTCTAAGGCACTTACGATCATGCCGGAAGCATCGAATTTTTCACCTTGAGTATATATAGTTTTATCTGGCGGGTTTGTTACTTCAATTCCTGTGCAGATCTTATCTGTGTACATTTCCTCTGACACATGCTGATAGATACCGGCATTTTCAACAAGAATGGAAACTGGTTGAACGCCACCATTATTTATTGCTTTAACAGAATAAATATATTCTTTTTTATTTCCATCATACACATAGGCTGTATTACGATTATATTGGTAGCTTACCGGAAGTTTAGGGATATATACAAAAAGAGTTTGTCCTTCGATTAAAAAGGCTTCATAGGTATATGCATAGTTACTATATGAGTTGCTTTTATAAGCATATCCCTCAACGCGCACTTTGAGGAATCTTTTGCCTGATTGAAGAATGCCCTCTTGCCTGAGAACGCTATATATTGATGTTTCCTCGATTCGATATGAAAACTGAAACAGGCTTAAATGCTCCTGTGGCCGTCCAAAGCCAACCCATCCGTTAGAAGCCACGTAGATCATATTTGCTGTTCTGATTCCGTATTTAAACCAGTCTACGCCCTCTGTAGAAACAATATATCCATTTCTTTTTTGATTATTCAGCACATAGGTCATCCCGGCTGTCGTATTCAATAAACTATCAAAAGATACTGTATCTGCCATAATCATCCTCCCGTCTATTTATAAAATAAAAGAGCACATGAGCTGTGACACCCATGCACTCTGGTTGTTAGTATTCAATCAGTGCGATTCTGATTTTGTTATATAAAATGTTATTTCCTACAACTCTGATAGGTTTATACTCAATATCAGGCATATAAAAAACACCTGTCTTGTAGGTGTTTTCTTCGTCATCCCAGTATGTAACTTTGTACTTCCGCTGCGCCTTATTGACTAAGCCTGATTTGAAAACAGACTGCATTTTAATTTTGTCCGGTAGCCACATCGGTCGCGTGTTGAAGTCTATTTTGGTCTTAAAATTTGGGCTTGTGTCTCTGTGCAAGAGATTGTTTAAGTCTCTGTACGCTTCTATCTCTGTTCGCTGATTCGGGGTTGCGGAGTAATCATCATATGCTAAGAATTTGTTCGGGAGAACGCTTCCCCCGAACTTTAAAAAATAACCTTGGAAACTGCTTCCTGAAATAAAGTCACTCATTCTATCACCTACCCTTCAAACAGCCCGTAGCCATTACGGTTTCTGAACTGCTGATTTTCTTCTTTCAGATACCCAATCAGATGTCCGTCTGCGTAGATTGCCATGCCGTTCAGGGCGTTTTTGACCGCCTGCCCGATCATCTGGTTATTGTCAAACATGTTACTGCTGATTGCCATGACTTCTTTCCGAATGTCGTCCACAAAATCATCTGTATCGACAGACATTCTGCTTTTTACTTCCTGATAGGCCGTACTCTTTGTGATAATGTCTGCGGGTGATGCATTAATCTTTTGCACTTCTGCGCTTATATCGTTGATGGTTGATTCGACTTTTGGAAGCATATTCTGCATACCGATTTGGAAGCCCTCAACAGTGAATCCACCGAGTTCCATCATTACCTGTGACGGGCTGTGGATTTTAAGAACTCTGCGGAACGTATTTGATATATTTTGCGCGATTTTTTGCACGTTTGCATAAAGCTGTTGTGCCGCGCCTACGATTCCATTGCTTAAGCCGATGATAGAGTTCCAACCGACATTATACAGGTTTCCAATAGAATTACTGATTCTGGTTCGGATTCTTCCAAACCATGTGAACGTCGAAGAAAAGCCCGGCTCTAATCCATTTTGGAATCCTTGTCCGCAATATTCTGCAAGCCGTTCGAACCATCTTGATGGAGAATGAGAATCAAGAGACTCTTGTGCTCTCTTCTTAACATAATCATCAAATAGGCTCTGAGTTGCAGTACCGAGTATGCCTTTTTGACTTTCGTATCCCTGTAAAATTCCTTTTACAGAATTTTCTCCGATTTCTTTTCCACTAGTTTTTGCTGTACTTCCTGCTTCTAAACTTGCGGTTGTAATGGTTTCGTTTAACTTTCCAGTAAGTTGACTACTATTCTGCATAATTCCATCACCGCATGCAACAATCTGATTCTTTCCAAGTTCTGCAAATAATTCAAATCCAGAATTATTATCCAGAACGCCGTTGATTGCCCCCTGTAGGGTTGAATCCATTGTACTTTGCAGAGTGCTTTCGTAGTCAGAAATACCTTTTCCAAATTGCACCATCTGTCCATTTGCTAAAGTGTAGTAGCCGTTATCGTCTGGCTCCAATCCTTTTGCAATTTCCTGATAAATTTGCAATGCCTTTTCACCGAGAATCTGTTTTCCGTTTTCCCAGATACCGCCCATCTGGTCTATTGCATTTGCTGTATCTGTTACCAGAGTCGCAAAGTCAACAGTTTGAATAAGGTTCTGGAATCCCGTAAGCTGTTCTGAGATATCCTCAAATGAGACATTATTAATCCGGTCAGCCATATTTGAAAACTGATTAGAGGATGTTTCTGCTGTGTCTCCAAGGTCTTTGACTGGTTCATTTACTCCTGCTATCGCATTTTCAAAAGTTTCGGATGAAACCCCAAGATTATTGAGTTTAAGTTCAAGTTCAAATAGCGCCTGCTCTGTACTATATCCGTTGTCTTTCAACGTGTCTAAATAATCTAACAAAGAATACGCATCTGTTCCAGAAAGTTGAGTGGCGCGAATCAGACCAAGAATAGCATCTTCATATTCCTGGAATACCTTTAAGTCATCCTCTGTAAGCTTATTTCCGACTCCAAAAATATCCTTTAGCCATTCGTTCATAGCACCGGTAAAATCACCTTTTTGATATCCGAACACATTATCTTCCAAAAATTCCCCAAAGGTTTTATCTTCGCCGCCGAACAGATTAACGCTTATCCATTTGCCAAGATTAAATCCCGCCATTGCAGCTGCTAAGACTGTCATGGAATCAGCAAAGCCTGCAACAAGTGTAGAGCCGAGTCCAGAACCGAAGAAGGTCTTCAATGTTCCGCCAGCTGTAGAAAGAACTGTTCCTAAGCCGCCAAAGATTGTTCTGAGTGCTCTAATAGAACTAACTACGCCGATTATTTTTTTAGAAAATTTAAGCGCGCCTTTTACCGCAAGAAAAGTTCCAAGTGCATATCCCAACGCTTCTATTTGCTTATCATCAAGCAGACTCAAAACTTTTGCAAGCGCTTCAAGAGCAACTGCTAAAGCGTTAATTAATGGAGCGCCAATGACGTTTACCATTACATCGAAAAAATCAACAAAGGCATCTCCGAAGCCCTGCGCAAATGGTTGAAAAACATCCCATACATCACCGATTGTTTTTACCAAAAAGCTCCAATCGACATTATTAATAAAGTTTGAAACTGTATCTTTTAGCTGACTTATTTTGTCCCATAGCCATTCCCAATCAACATCAATCACTCCGAATTTATCAAGCGCGGCAACAGTAAGACCTAGCCCAGTGGCTATCGAAGCATATGGATGCGCTGCTAACATAGCAATGCCTTTACCTATTGCTCCATCTTTTCCGAAAATACCTCCAAACCATGTAAGCCCTTTAAATGCTACGAAAGCAGTCAAGAGCTGTCCGAGAAAATATCCGATAGACTGTGCCTGTTCTGGTGAGAATGACGCGATAAACTCTTTAAACTTGTCAATCAGATCAGGGAGTTTGTTCACTCCGTCTGCCGCCTTGTCAAAGAAATCGTCAAAGAAATCAAGTAATCCTGTTCCGACATTCTCGGCAAACGGCTCTAACACATCCCATAATTGCACAAGGGAAGCATTGATTTTATCCCAGTTAATTTTTACAAGAAAATCGTTAAAAGCATTGATTAATCGTGGTAATCCTTTTTCTCCTAATGTCCATTTCCCAAGTGGTTTTAGAAAATGTTCCCAGAAATCTTTTAATGCTGTCCATGTGAAGTCTCTGAGCTGTTTCAATCCATTATTCCAGAGATTTTTCAAAGCTTTTGTTGTTGGTTCTGCGGCCTTCGCAAGTTTTTTGAATGCATCTGTAACTTTATTTGCGAACGCCATGGCCTTATTTTCCATAGAATTATAGGCGGCGTCCCATTTCTTCTGGTATTCATTCAGAAGCTTATCCAACGCGTCATTGAGGATTCCTGCATCAAGGGCAGATGTGTCGAGAGCAGGCGTTTTGATCTTAGAATTTGCAAGGTCTGACAGAGAACTGTCGTCTTTGCTCATAACTTCTAATTCATCATAGGACGCAAGGAACTGTTTGAGCTTCTTTGCGTTCTTGGTCGCATTTTTCAGATTGTTATTAGTATCTTTTGTAGCATTATCAACATCAGAAATTCCAGAATCATCTATGGAATCAAGTGCATTTGAAAGATTTTCGCTTCCGCCACCAATAGAACCGAACATTTTTCCGATTTTGGTATCAACTCCAAGAAGTGAACCGATATATGTTAAAAGTCTCTGGAATGCGATTACAAGGCCATTGATGTACGGTAATACTGCCGCAATGACTGGCATAAAGATGTTTCCTAATGCTCTGGCGCAGGATACCAAGTTTGCGCGAAGTATACGCAACTGGTTGGCTGGCATATTAATTGTATTTGCCATATCCGCCCATGCGTACCGGGTGGAATCCAGTATTACTATTGTTCTTAACATAGCCTTACTTGCCTGGTCCATCTTTGATACAGCTGTTTGCAGTCCAAGGTTCGAAGCATATTGCTGTAAGTTTGCCACACGAATGTTTGCGCCATATTTATCTACAGCACGGCTCATACCTACCAATCCAGAGGATAAGTTCTCATAAACTGTGCTAAAATCAAGATTCTTAACAGATGCAAGGTCAGCGCCGATCATGGTTAATGCATTCGACAGTTTTAATGCCTGTTCAGAAGTCGTCCCCATAGATGATGATAGCTGCGCAAACTGGCCTTGATAATTTAAGAGCATGGACGGATCCATGCCGAGTGATTTACCTGATTTATTTGCGGTCAAAATCGCATTATCAGAAACATCGAACCCAGACATTTTATCTGTGAGTTCTCTGGCTCTCTGGCTGAACGAATCTGCGTATGCTTCTGCGGAGTCATATCCTGCTTCCGACCAAGTTTTTCCTACTTTATCTGCCACCTGGCGGAACGCCGCTTGAAAGTAGTTATAATCTTCAAGGAAGTTCATTGAGCTTTCAATTGCACCTGTGAATTTTGTAGCTGCTGTTTTCAAAGCCCAAAACTTAGCCACCAAAGACGTAATGCTTAAAGCGCTTCTCTTTGCATTCGTCCCAACATTGCCTATGGCACTTCCAAGACTATTAACCTTTCGTACTGTCCCAGCTGCTCCCTGCCCTAATCGGCTAAACACATTTGATGTAGACCGTGCTGCCCTGCCAGCGTTTCCGCCTGCGCTTGATAATTGAGCAATAGCCTGCGTCATCTGTATGGTATTGCGGCTGATTTCTGGGGCGGTACTCATTGTCTGAAAAAATGATTTAAGACTATCTGCTAAATCTTCAAGATGCTCTGCTGTCTTTCCAGTTTTATCCCCTGCGTTCGCCAGTCGAGATATTGACTGAACAAACGTATTAATTGGTTGAGAGACGTTCCCTATTTGGGATGTGATTTTTCTAAGTCCTCTGCCAAGTTTTGGGAGCTTGGATATAACTATATCAATAGAACCACTTGAATTTGCCAATCTTGCCAGCGAAGAAACAAACCGGTTCACATTGTTTGATACGTCTGGAATATTGCTAAGACCAGATAATTCGGAAATCATGTTCTGAATCTTTCCAGATACATTATTTGTGGAGTTTAATGTTTCGTTCAGTCTGCGGGTTGCATTTACGAATGAGTTTAATCCGTTGTTTCTCAGGTTCAAGCTACCGAGCGCACTCATAGACTGAACAAACTGTTGCAATTGACTGTTTATCGTTGATAAATCAAGCCTGTCTAATTTAAGTGCTTGAACAGCAGAATTGACCGTGCCTACGGAAGCTGAAAAGTCTCTAAGATGCTTGATACTCTCAGACATACGACTACTCAGGCGATTCAGTTTATTACATAAATCATCAATGGATTTACTTGCATTTGATACGTTACTGCTGACCTCTATCGCAAGGCTGTCTATTGTGTTGTCAGGCATATAAGCACCTCCTTTATTTCAAAAAAATAAAGGGCAAGCAAGACTACTATTCATCCTGCTTGCCCTTTTCATTACCTATTTCAGATATATTTGCATTTGCCTGCCTAATAAGAAGTTCGTAGTAACGTTCTTCTTGTCTTAGTTCTGCTTCTGATTTCTTTGGCATATCTGGATTGTGTTCAACCCAATTATTTTGTTTTTCCTGCGTAATTGGTTTACTTGGATAACTAGCCTTTCTTGGAAATAGCACACACGAAATACTTGCTTTCATATACAGTCCGGTCAGCCATGACTGATAGTCCATGTTTATTAATTGCGACTGGATTTCTTCATTCTTTGAGATTCCATACTGTTCTATACGGATTCTTAGGTCTTTCAGGGTACTTCTGAGAAATTCTTTTCTTGACATTCCAATACGCACAGCCATTGGGTATAATTCATCCCAGATTATTTCGCTGTAGCTTTTTTCAGATGATCTGTCGGCTTCTTTGGCGCTTTCTTCGCTTTCACAGAGTCCATTGCCGCATTCACGTTGTCCATGAACGTTTCCAGACCGGTTAATTTGAAAAAACCATCTTCCTCCATCTGTTCAATACACATAGAAAACAGACCGTAGAAGTTTCCCTGTTCATCATCTTTATGCTCGGCCATATACTGTGCTGCAAGTTTTTTGGCGGTATCTAAGTCTGGGACAGTGCCATCACCGTCAGAATGGTTGCCGTGATATTGAAGTAATCCGGCATAGAACGCATTGAGCGCAGTATTTGGAATACTACTCATTCCAGAAACCATTTCCTTAAGACTCCTGTCCGTTCCGCCACTTGTGGAAACCAGCATATTCATTACGGATTTCACACAATCATCAAACAGTGATGCTTCAATTCCATATTCAAGTTTGTAGTCTTTGCCGCCGATTTTTAAAACTTTATACATATTATTTGTCCTCCCAAATATGTTTAAATGCTGCTGTCAGTTGGAACTACTGCTTCACTCGGGCCGACGTACTCATTGATAGTAAGAGACATTTCAACGGTTAACAGACCGTTCTGATCTCTTGCCGGTTTAGGAATGATTGTCGGTGGCTCAATTTTTGTGAAGAATGCTTTCTTAAGAGACGGGAAGTACTCTTCATACCACATAGATTTTCCATCTGTTTTTCCTGTTTTATATTCGCTGATTAAGGTTTCCCATTCAGTGATAGTTTCATCAGTTACGTTCACAGTTACGTTGAATGTGCCACCTGTAGAACCACGTCCTGCAATAGTTCTTTCGACTTCATCTTCAAGTGCGGAAGCGTCGATTGTTTCTACATCAATTTTAATCTCATCAGAAGCATTGATTCTGTGAAGAAGTTTAAAAGCTGTCGGTTTAGTACCTGCTGTTGTTTCAACTGCATATCCGGTAAGCGAACCAACGGTACTTACGCCTGCTATATTTCCTTTATCTGCCATATTCGGCTCCTTTCTGCTTTTCAGCTATAAAATCACAATAAAAAAGAGCCACACGGCTCTGATGCGTAACCCTGCATCCGGGAGATAAAAGGATCACCGTCCTTTCTATTCATCTGTGCCTGTTTTCAGTTCTGGAAGCCCTGCTACAGATGTAAGCAAGGATAAAACGCCGGAAAGAACGGACGCGGATACGACCATCTTCCAGTCAACGCTTCCAAGGACTGTCGCGGTTCCGATTGTTGCAACTGCTGTCTGAGCAATTGTCTTAACGGCTCTGATTCCCGCAGCTTTCAGCCATTGTAATTTATCTTTACTCATAGGAACTCTCCTTTCTTTTTTTTGGTATAAAAAATAGAAGCTGTTACGCTTCCAATAATTGCCCGGTGTAAATTCTGCTGTACCGGCTTATGATTCGTTTGAAACTCTTTTCAGAGTTCGCAACCTCTTCTGGCCCGTATGTCCGGCGAAATCCCATTGAAACCATAGCCTGATGACTCTTGCTGTCGATTTCATATGCAGTCGATAAAGCCTTTGTTCCAGATGCGTAACTTTCCGTTTGGAACGAAAGAACTGTTGCACATTCATGGCCTTCAAGACTTGTTGACTGCGTGGGATTCCCCATCATGAACAATCTGGCGTATTTTGTTTTGCCAGATGCTATTGTCTGGCTTTTTTCCATGGAGAAATTGCCTTTACCGACTATTGGTTGAATGGAGTTGCCCCATCGTGAAAATACTTCTGATACTGGGTTGTTAATCGCGTCTGGCATTTTATATCACCCCGCCTGTTCTAATAATACGGATTATTTCATTTATGTTTACGTAATTATTGATAAGTAAAACTGACAATCGTTCAAGTCTTCTTATTTCAGATTCAACATTTTCTGGAAACAAAGAATATATATTTCCGGAAATAGTGGTTCCGAGTGTTTCTTGAATTTCCTCAATTGAATTTGTTTTAAATACTGACATCAATATCGTGTCTGTGAAAACATTAGGAACATAATACCCTCTCAAAGAATAAGTAAATTTCTCTATTTCTGAGTTTTCGAACTGTATGTTTTTGATTTCTTTTTCGATTTGATTTGCACATTCTTTAAGAGGAATGTGCTCACCGTTGTAGGTAATTTGAATAATCACAGGGTTACCACTGGTTTTTCTATTAATATTCTTATTCTTTGTTTTTCCTTTAGAAGAAACAATTTCATTCACAATACGAATAATTTCATTTTCGCCAATTCCGGTAAACCATTCATTACTGATTTTGTAAGAATTAAGCTTTTTGTGTATTAAAGTTTCAACAGCATATCCGTTACTTAGCTCTCGACTTTGATACACTAATTTCAAATAAGGATTCCCTATCTTTAAATGTCTTAATCTGGTTTCAGGTTTAACTGACACACCAACTTTATAAGCATCTCCGGATTTCATTACGTAAACTTTTTCCATTGCATCCTCCCATGAAAAAAGCACCTGCCGTTTTGACAGATGCTTTTATATGTTACAGTATATCATCTTTAATAAATATGATTCCATATGATTGCATAGCATATTCACATTTCTTCATGAACTGAATACTTCTTTTGCAATTTTTCTGATGTTTTGCATGATTTTCACGCTTGCCTTGTAAACCGGCATGGTGGCTTCAGTACCGTAAGAACGTACCCATTCGCCAGAATCGGCATAATAAACCCAAGAATCATTCTTTCCATTCCCTTGCCCGTATGAACCGATTGTATATCCAAATTCTTGCCCTTTGGGATGTGGGCTGGTTTCTGCAGGAGTGTTGTAGTGAATGCCCGCCCCGAACTCAATGAAAGCAAGTTGGGAGCCTTCGCATACAAGCGTCGCCTGAGAATAGCCACCAAAGTTATTGATTTTAATATAGGTGTTATGGCTTTTGTCAGAATCGCCTTGTGCCAATGCTATGTTTTCATCTATGACCGGGATTCCAAGCTCCGCCAGCCTGCGGACAAATTCTTCATTCTTACTCACAAGTGACTTCTGATACGCTCTGAGCTGTTTTATCGCGTCCTGTATAGATTTCTGCGACAAGTTGACTTTAATGGTCTTATTCGCCATCCGAACCATCTCCTATATACTTGATGCCATATCGCGCTACATTCCCTCTTTGGGTATCAAGAACCTTTTTAAGGCGGTAATCTGGTGGAACTGTAGGCTCCCCGCCTTCGCCTAAGATAAGTTCGCCTGCTTCGGTTAGTTCCGGTTTGCAGTCTATCCAGAACACATCTGCAATCTGCGGTTTAAAGCTACGGTCAAAATTTGTGATGTATCTGTCATAGTCCGGGACGTACCCGGCAGATAATTCTTCCGGCGTTCCGGCTGTTGCTGACACGGATAGACAATGCAGTTCTGGATTCTGATATTTCTTGATTGTGTCTATTCCGTCAAGTTCTTCTGTCACCCTAGACCAGTATATTGTTTGCTTTTGCCGTTTTAATCCTCTCATATAGTTCTCCTTAAATGACGTATTTGTGATGATTGTATCTGACCGACTCTTGATTAACCTTTGCATAAATCATAGTTGTATCAAGCTTCTCATGCCCCAGCATCTTTTGCAGGTCCGTAACATTCATACCTCTTTCAAGAGCTGAGCTGGCAGTTGTATGGCGAATAAGGTGCGGGTATAAGTTTCTTCCGATTTCCGACCTTTCCCCAATTTTTCTTACAATCTGTTCCAGTTGTGTCTTTGTGACTCCTCTGTACGGTTTGCGAATAGTTGCTATTGCACTGTCGCAACAGTCATCTCTAGTAAACCAGTACTTTTTCAATGCCACTTCTGCCCTAGCGTTGATATAAGATATACGATGCTTACTTCCCTTTCCAAATAGATGCACTTCTTTAGTCTGAAAGTCAATATCTGACTTCTTCAGGACCACCATCTCTGATACACGGCAACCGGTGCTATAAAAAAGTTCGATAATCGCACGTTCACGGTAATCTTTGCAAGCATCTCTGACCAATTCTAACTCAATATCGTCAAGCGGCTCCCTCGGCTTTACCTCGAATTTAATCGGATTAATTCGACTGCACGGATTCTTTGCAAGATACTCCTCTTTTACGCACCAGTCGAAGAAAGTATGAATGATAAGCCTCTTCCCGTCAATCGTTCGATTCGTATTTCTTTCTGACAAGCTATACAAGTACAGCCTTATATCGTTTGTAGTGATCTGGGCCAGTGGCTTATTGACTGAACGAAAGAAATCATCAAGATTACATTTATAAGTCACTAGAGACTGCGGCGACATTCCCTCTATCTTTTTAGAGACAAGGTAAACCTTATAGCACTCTGGTACACAGCCCTGATACGGGACAATGTTTGTCTGCTTTTTCTCAATATCAAAATTTGCAGAAAACATTTCCAATTCTGCCAGAACTGTCTTCATCTGTTCTGGGGATAACTTTCCGTCTAACTTGGTCATAAACTCTGTTGCGAAATTTTCCATAAAAAACCCTCCTTTTGGGTTCACAAAGGGAGGGTACCGTGTTATAATATACCTGTACCCTTTGTGGTGCTTGGAGTTGGACTTTTTGTTTGGTAGACGGGAGTCCAGCTCCTCTTTTTTGTATTCTGTTATAGAAATTATAGCACGGTTTCATTATAACAGGTAGAACTTTTTACAAAAGTTTTAAGAATTTTAATGAATTAAATGGCAAGTTGCTAAATCGGAGTAGGCAAATCATAATATCAACACAGTGCTGACATGTAAATAATCTCCGGTTGACACAGCATTTTTGCCATTAATAACTATAGAATTCCCACCAATGTATCCATAAACAACACTCGATATATCCCATTCAGTACCTTTTCCAATTGAAAATGTTGTTGAGGAATTTGTTGCATTGCTTAAGAAACTTAAAATTGTTTCGGAAGATAAGGCTCCTACAATCTTTAGCTTAACAGCAATGTATACAACACGGCCAACTTTTATTGATGCATTATTGATAATGGATACATTGTTTGGGGCAGTCACATCAAAACGGGTGTTACTATTTAATTCATTAATCGCGCCCAGAATTGTTTTGTCGTTCGTCTGAAGCTTCTCGAATACTTTGTCGGCAATTTTTCCAAGGACAAAGTCTGACAGCTTGCTCAGCACACTCTTTTTCATTCCTGTACCGTCATTAACCAGAAAGGCGTCAGTATCAGCTAATGTACCTCTGTCGGTGTAATTCGCAGATTCCAGATTTTCCGTTTTGGTTTTCAAGGATGTTATGATCTCGGAATCCTCTCTCAAGTATGGTGCCATATCAATAGCCGGTCCAAGAGCGTCCCATATTTCTCCTGTCCATGCGACATTCATGCCCGCCTCTCCATAAATAGATTTTTTAGATATATTATACATCCATCCAATCTTAGGAGATAACGGGAGCTGTGAAATATCTGATACGGAACCTTTGTATAAAAGTGGTGTTGCAATTCCCTCTACGTCTTCTGATACCTGCTGGATTTTTCCGTTAAGAACACCATATACTTCAATCGGCGTTACTTTGCTTTGTTCAATCTTATCAGGCTTATACCACAATTTCTTACTCTCATCAAATTTGTAATACTCTCCTGTATCGGTCATAAAACATGATGAATTGTTAGCAACGTACAGAGGAAGCTTGTCTGAGTCTTTCGCAAGTCCTTCATAATGACGTTTACCACCATCTTTGAAAACTCGGTGAATACTGCCAAGTTCCGGAAGTTGTTCGCCTGGCTTGTATTCTACATCATCAATGATTACTGTATTTTGTGCAACTGCCATAATAGTTCTCCTTTCACTTATCAATTCAAAATATAATCTTTTTCTTCCTTTGTAAGAATTGAGAGATTTTCTATTTTTTCTTTTGTAATTTTGCGAATTGCTTAACTAAAACCCTCTTATGATCTGAAGTTTCGTCATTTATTCAGTAATTTCCTCCATACCTGCGTCAATGAGAAGCTTCTTTACCTTTTCTTTCAGAAGGCGTGGAACTCTGTTGTATTCCTTTTTTGCTTCCTCAATAGTTTCTTTGCTTAAAATTTCACTCGCCCATAATTTCGCCATCATTTCTTTGTCTCCTTTGCTTAACAATAAAATAATTAAATTTCTACGCATAAACCTGTTCACTCATTTCCAGCAGGCAGTCTTTCAACATTTCGATCTGTTCTGCCTGCTCTGCAAATTTCTGTTCAGTGCTTTTTTCTTCCTCCGGAATATATTTCAGATATTTTTCTGGTGATGCTCTTACAGTTTTCTCTGAGATTTTTTCCTGTCTTTCCCGGAACTGGTTAAAATCATATTCGAATACTGTCTGTTCTGTCTCCGGATCTGTATCCGGATAAGTTTCTGTAACAGTCTTTTCATTCAGACATATCATTACATCCACGTTTCCATCAGGCAGCGCATTCCAAGTTACAGGATCCTGTTTTTCTGTAAATCTTGCTTTCACGACTTACCCTCCTTTTCGCTTTCTCAAATGTCTTATCTACGTTATACTTTTCTCTGAAATATTCAGAGTCGGAATGTTTGAACCATCCGTAATATGCTATACACCGGTACGCAAGATCTAATGGTATCGCTTTTCCTTTCTCCGCATACTTCCCGGCTTTTACAAATGTCCTGCGTCCTCTCAGGAAAATGCTCCGTCTTACCTCTGTGTGGTCCCGATATATTTTGAATCCCATCATATCAATAGGTTCTCCATGATGTTTTCCCTCTTTGTCTATCCAGTCGATCTGGAACAGCTTCCAGTCTGATTTTACCGTCAGATCTAAATACTCATTCATGTATCTAATCAAGAGCTTCATTGCTTTTCTCACATCTGCCTTTCTGCTTCCGATCAGCAGGAAGTCATCCATGTAGAACAAGACATGATTAATCAGCCTGATTTCTTCTGTTGTTCCGTCCCGGTGTTTCTTCCTCTTAAACAGCTTTTCAGCTGCATAATGATAAGCTGCGCTCAGATAATAATTACAAAGCCATTGGCTCAAGTATGATCCGATTGACAGCCCCTGATCGAATGAGTCAATTAAAATAAAAGTCAAATAAAGCAGGTCCTCATTTTTGACCTGCTTTTCTAACATTCTTTTCAATTTTCTCCTGTTAATGGATGGATAGCATTTCCGGACATCTCCCTTTGCTGCTACTCTGGTCTTGCCCGGATTCTTGCGGATCCAATTTTCAATTGCTTCTTTTCCATAGATCTGTCCTCTCCCTGGAATGCTCGCACATTGATAAGTTCCTACTTTTCTTACAATTAATTCTTTTAAGCCGTTTGTGACTACATAATCGTATATCTGCTGTTTTATGCACTCAACGCCTATATCTCTTACTTTTCCTGAATTTCCATCCAGTCTTGCGCTTGTCTCTATAGGATCAAAAGATACTTTTCTAAGTTTTATTTCTTCTTCCAGTCCTGCCGCTGCTGTGCAGACTAAATTATGCAACCAGTCTTTAAGGTTTTCTTTTATAATCCTGTGTATCTGCCTGGCTGTAATGATATTCGTATAGTTTGCCAGAAATCTGGCTGTATCCATACGGTTCCATTTATCGCTTAGACATTCGTAGATACATGCGGTTATAAAATTCTGATCTAATGTTATGTTTTTACAATACCGTTTCATTCGTTTCTTGATATAAGGGGTTTTCGGTTTTTCTACTCACCCCACACATGAATCAACTGCATTCATGGTCCTTGTCTCAGGCCCCTATGCTCCCGATCACAAGGTTCGGCTTCAATCAAATTTCGGTGATGCCCCACGCTGCTGTTGCAGGCTCCGTCCTGCGGAGCGAAATGTAACACAAATATCAAATCATTTTCAAGAAAATCCGGAGACGATATTCCAGTTCGCATTGCCAACGCCATTGTTCGCATTCAGAATCCAGAGGCCGTAAATCGTGCCATTGTCCAGATTGCCCAGGGACAGCCAGGGAACAGGAACCGCTACCTCGTGTTACAAGTCCGTAATTTATTGCTATTCTGCTTTTTCGAAGTTGATTAGTTATCAGTTACATAGAGGGGACAGCCCCTCTGTCAGGCTGCCGCCTGCCATTCACCCCGTGTGCCGTTCGGTGAAACGCCGGAGACGATAGACCAGTGCGCAGGGCCAACGCCAAGGTTCGCACGCAGAAGCCAGAGGCCGTAAATCGTGCCATGGTCCAGAGTGCCCAGGGACAGCCATTCTCTTTGGCCGCTCATGCCTGAATCTGTATACAGTCCATTGCAGAATCCTGTTGTACTTCCAGCTTTTGCTTCCGTCGGTACCATAATTCCCAGTGCTGGATCAACAAAGCATTTTGAGATGTATTTCCATGATGATGCTGTGTATGTTACCTGAGCCGCTACTTTCTTGTATCGTGTCTTTGCTGCATTCATATCCGTTGTAAGCAGTGACGCATCCATACAGATGTATACGTCTCTCTTTGGTGTTCCGTCTTCATCTGTAACAATATCCATAAATACATTACTGAGGACTTCATAAGCACCGTATCCGGTTTCGATTCCCTGGATCTTGAATGGATTCTTGTTATCTGTATTTGAGAACGGTGATCCATCTGATCCAAGCACGCTGTCAGTTGAGCCGGTCCGCCACGGCATTGTTGAGATGCAGGTTGTTAATGTCGTGTTAAATGGTTCTGTATCCAAATATATTGCAGAATTTGTATCGTCTACCGGTTCGATCTTCAAGATTTTAACGTCATATGCAAGATTGTGCATGTATGCGTAATATCTGTCTTTATTTGTATTTGAACCAATATCCCCGACAGATACATAAGACCCGACAATATAATTGTTGGCTTTTGCTTTTGGGAGAATCACTCTTGTTACTCCGGTTTCTGCAACTGCTGCCATTTCCTGCATTGAATAAGAATTACATCCAGCCATAACGCTTCGGCTGTTCGTTGTTGCATATAAAATAATCATCATGAGCTGTTTGTAAAAGAGATCCCAGTTTGTTGTTCCCACGTACATTTGGCCTTTCTTTCTCATGTATGCGATCAGCCCGGTATGTGATACTGGTTTTCCTCCTTTCTGGCTTCCGTTTGCCAGAATCAATCCAGCGGAGCTGTACGGCACTCCATCAATGTCTCCGGCTCCGTATTTTCCGTGGATCATAAAAGGTGAAATTGTTCCGTCTGGATTAATTGACTCTCCCATTGGTCTAAGGCCAAGGGCTTCGTTTGGACTGTCTGAGTAATGATAATCTACATACTCAGGATTGTCTGTGATGCCAACCCACGCGGACATTGTGACCTCTCCCACATCTACTTTTCCGGTCTTTTTAAAATCCGGCTGTCCCTGCAGTGCAGTCACATGGTTAAAACCTTTATCATCTACGGTAAAATTACATGGAAAGTGCATGAATACGCCAATTTCCCTGTAATCATCCTGTCCAATCACTGTATTTGTAGACGGTTTTCTCACCAGTCCTTCATTGTCATTCATTTTCACTCCTGTCGGGCTGGTGGATGTGTCATACTTGTAGATTCTGGTTGTGTAGACTTTTCCTGTTCTGCGGAGAGCGAAAAAATTTGAAAGTGCGTTTTCAATGCTTGAAGCACTATTTAATATTTCTGTTATCTTTTCTAACTGTTCGCCTACAGTTGCTGCATCCGCAGCCTTTCCAGATACGCTCAGGGTCTTATCTGTTCCGGAAAGAAATTCTGAATCATTTTCAAGTTCACTGACTTTTGTTGGTATCTTTGTATCTGCGGGCAATGCCCCCACTTCTTCAGCCGTATATGTTGGCTTGTTCTGCTGTTTTACCCAATCTGCCAATTCATCAGATTTAATATAAAGTGACATATCAATCGGGGCTCCCATGGTATCCCATACTACCCCATTCCACGCCACGTTCATTCCTGCTTCGCCATATATTGATTTCTGTTCAATATTGTACATATCACCGATACTTGGATTTAGCGGAAGCAAATCAGCTGTCGTAACGGTTCCTTTATATATGACAGGTGTTTTTATTTTTGACTCCATATCGGAAATCTGGCGTTTTAAAATTGCGTATACTTTTTTTGCCGTTAATGCCATATGCGCTTCTCCTTTACAGTTTGTACCATGTATCGGTAGGTTTGTGATATTCGTATAATTCAGAGGTATCAAGGCATAACGCCGAAGAACCGCTCTGTACATAATGTGGGAGCTTTGATACATCTTTTGAAAGCCCCTCGTAATCACGAACCATGCCTTTTGCATCTGTACATACCCAACTACCTAAATCCGGCAATTCATCACCGGGGTTGTACTGAATGCCGTCAAAAATAATTGTGTTTTCTGCTTTTGCCATCTATGCAATCATCCTTTCTGCCCCAACAAGGGATATATATTTATTTATTATCTTTTGCATGATTTCTTCTTTCTTTATCACTTAATTCACTCATTCCAAAACTTACATTTCTAAATTTGTGCCATGTTTGCATATAAGTCAGATTTAGTTTTTCAGAAAGCTCTGAAATAGAATATATTTTCCCTTCATAATTTACATATTTGTTTCTCCTTGTGTTTTGCATTTGCTGTTTCGGTGTTGCCCATCGGCAATTTTCTGGGCAATAATTACCGTCTACATCTATTCTATCAATAGTTAAATTAGTCTGATACCCATTTGCTATTGACCATTCATAGAAATTTTTAAAGCCATTTTCATTTCTCCATTCATCGCATATTTCAATTCCTCTTTCTCCGTACCTTTTATAATTCTCGTCGTTTTTACAATAGCATCTTGATTTCATAGCACATAAAATTTCATATATTCTATCTCTCGACATGCCATGTTTAAAATTCATTTTTCTTGCATTTTCTTTTTTAACGCAACCGCAAGAAGAAACAAGTCCTTTTCTAAGATTCCTGCCTTGCGTTAGGATATTTCCTCCACATTCGCATTCGCAATACCAATATACATTTCCACTTTTGTCCCTTTTTTCAGTTCTCTTCATAACCGTAAGCTTTCCAAATTTTTGCCCCGCAATATCTATTCCTCTCAAACATCCGCAACTTTTTGTACGTCCTGATCTCAAATGTCCTGTAGAAACGCTCAACTCTCTTCCACAATCACATCGACATATCCAAGTTTTTATCTTGCGCCCGCCTTTAGTTACACGTGTTTCTCCCTATTTTATAACAATAAGTTTTCCAAACCGTTGCCCTTCTAAATTCATTTTTCTTACCTCCATTAATCGCATGAATTAAATCTTATAATTTAATTATACATTTATTTATTATATTTTTCAATGTGTATTTAAACTTTACAGTTTATAATCAAAATGATATAATTCATTTATAAACAAAGGAGCATTAATCAATGAGTTTAAAATACAAACTAAAGGGGCTTATAATTTCGCAGGGCTTTACTATGAGCCAAGTTAATGACGAATTAAACCGTAGGCATGGAACAAATTTTACATTTCAAAATTTTAGCAATCGCTTCAGAAAGGAAACTTTCACTTATAATGAAGTAGAGGAAATTCTGGATATTATTGGATATCAAATTGTACTCAAGGAAAAATCATGCAATTAATTTAAAAGTTCGTGGCATAACTAGGGAAAAACTATTTCCCAAAATATCTTTTGATGTAACTATGATTATTCCAGAATAATCTGAGATGAAATTGCAACACCATTCCTCTGCATCCACCCAATACCGTTTTTTAACCATACGATGAAGTTCTGGTAATAGACCATAGCTGAACATCACGCAATGCCCTAACTCATGAATAAATACACGGTTCAGAAGTTCTCCATACAGGTTATTTGCGATTGAAATAACGTGGGTGGAATAATCCGATACTCCAAGCGTCCTATTGCCTGTACGGTCAATTAACACGCTGTCATGCGGAGATACAAACTGCACTCTCCATAAGTCGCCGTTCATGTAAAATTGTCTTAGCATGGCTTATCACCATCCTTTTTCTCAACTAAAAAGCCCCTGCTACATTCCTGTAACAAGGGCAAAATTCATATTATATTCAGTTCATCTGCTGTATGAAACGTGTTAAGTCAGTCTTCATCTGCTGTCTGATTGATGCGTCTGCATCATCCCACATTTCTTTCATGTTGCGGATGATATCTTCTGTATACTCTTTCATGGAATCATCCATTTTTCTCTTGGATTCAGCGTCTTTGGAATCATGGTAATGTCTGCGATTCTCGCTGTATCTGTCGTAGGTTTCGCCATATCTGGACTGCTTATGGTTCATTCCATCCATTCTCATATCACTACGGTCTGGATGATATCCCATGCGGTACATGTTCTGTTCAAACTCTGGATTGTTCGGATATTCGCTTATCCAGTCATCATCCTGCATATGAAGATATGGCATATATCCCATGCGACTTCCTCTGCCTTTCGGGGCAAATCTGCCATTAGAATAGCGATACCTGTCATATCCCATGCGTCCAAGATACTTCTCTTCCTGTTCGCATTCGTCCATAGCTTCTACGATTCTGTAATCTTTATCTGCGCAAATCGCACACTTTACAGCTTCCATGCAATCTTTCAGATCGTCCCAGTCTTGGGCACTGAGGTTATCAAAGCCATGTGCTTTAGCTTTCTCCATAGCCCATTTTCCCATTTCCATTGCAACTTTATGCATTACAGTGCCCCCTTTCTAACAGCCTGCGTAACAGGTGTATCTGTCGTTGGGGCTGTACCATTAATTGCTGTTAAATTGTTAGTTGGACTACAAGCCGGATTTCCTAACATCTTGAATACTCCGCCAGTTGCACTTGTAGCTACTCTGGTTGCGTATTTTGTTCTAGTTCTGACACCACATGCTGTTACCTGTGCGCAGCAACGATTCTCTAGCGGATACAAAGTTGTTCCTGTTCCTATCTGAATCATTACCGGAGCAGTAATTGTAGTGGCTTCCGGTATGCTTTGTGCAACAACAATACAATATTTCTCTCCATTGTTGTAACTGCCTGCTGGGAGTGTGATTACAAGATTACCACCAGTGAACGATACAGACGTTGACAGAATCAGTTTTGAACAAAGCTTACAAACATTTTTACAACTCATATTTCTACCTCTCAATCAAAATAAGAGGTGAGCCACAACCCACCTCTTAGAATTAGTCAACCTCTAAGGGTGAGTTACTTAGCAACATCCACTGTTACATCCGCATCCGCCATAATAGGTATTCGAATTTGGAACAACATATGCCGGGATGGCTGCTGGATTAATTGCGTTGATTAACTGCTGAGTCTGTGAAGCCATAGCAGTTGTAAGCAGCGCAGACTGGCGATCCTGAGATGCAGCACGTTTCAGATCAGAGTTCTCTGCCTGTAATGTTGCAATCTTATCGTTAGTCAGGAAGTCAAGGATTGCTCTTGTGTTGCTGTTCTGGTTTTCCAGAAGATCTCTGGTGTTGTTGTTCATTGTGTTCTGGAGAGCGCAAGTGTTGGTAGCTAAGTTGTAGTTGATACCCTGGATAGCTTCCCTTGTTTCACAGCAACAATTTGATAACTGAGACTGTAATGCATTTGTGTTCTGCATATTTGCTACAGTGTCAGCATTAATTGCCTGCTGAACGCCATTGAAGCCCTGAAGCATTCCAACGTTCACACCGTTGAAACCGCTCTGCATGGTATTGTTAAGAGAATATGTGCTGTCACAGATACCCTGCTGAATACCTCTGATACCATTCTGAATATCATTAAGGGCGAATTCCTCATTAATATCTGAACGGGTAGCCCATCCTTGGAAGCCGGCACCGTTCGCACCGTTTCCACCATTACCGCCGAAGCCACCGCCCCAGCCGCCGAAACCTCCCCATCCAAAGATTGCGAAGATCAGTACGAGCCAAATAAGTGAAAAACCATCGCCGCCCCACATATCATTGGCACGGTTATTAGAGCCTGTAGCGGCGGCAATGTCGCTAAGACTGTAATTAGAACCATTCATCATGTTTTTAGTCTCCTTAAATTTTATTTACAATAGGAGACATCCGCGGCTGTCGTCCCAAATTGTAGCGATTCTGAATCACCCAATTATGGGGAAGTGTTATAATCCAAGGAATTTCTGTATAATTCCATCTGGTGATAAATGCTTTTCTTCAAAAACATTCTGTTGAATTTGATGCAATTGACTTGCGTCACCTTTTTTATATAAATCCAATGCGTTTTTTAATGTTGGATTATTTCCTGCAAATTTACTCATATCGTTCATCATGTTATCAACACTTCCGAACCTCTGAGAAATCATTCTTTCAAGTTGCTTTTTCATCATGGCGTTTGGGTTGAAATTCATCTTTGCTTACCTCCGTTCTGCTGTTTTGCAGGCTCTGATGTTCCCGATATAAATGTCGGGAACATGTCTTTGATTCCGGAAATTTCTGAGCAAACATCATTTCGAAGCTGATTAAACATAGCTTCTATGTCAATCGGTTTTTCTTCTGTCTTTGGTTGCTGTTGTTCTTCCGGATTTATAAGTCGATAAACAAAAATTCTACTTCTTCCATCAGACTGTAACTGCTTTTTGTATATTTCTGTTCCGTCTGTTTTTGGATAATAAACAGGATTTCCAGACATATCCACATCTTTAGCTTTTACAGTATCAATTCCATCCACCATCTGACCTTGTAACATAGGGGACTGTGGGACGGGCTGTAACTGTTGCATTTGCATCTGACCATACGGCATTGCTTGCTGGTAATTATTTTGCAGCTGCGCAAGCCTGTCCTGATACGGTTGGATTTGTCCGTACGGGCTGTTTATCATTGGCTGTTGTGGATAATACGGGTATCCTGCCATAATCTGTTCCTCCTATCCGGGATTCAAGAATCATGTCCATATCATCTATGGAGCGATACTTTTCCCACACGCCCTCATAAGGGTTATTTAACGTAATCATAGTGTTTTCTCCTATGATTATATTATATAGGAAGGAACTCTGTTTTTGAACGTCACTATTTCGCCACGTTTTCGCCACAATACAAAGAAAAGCCCCGACAGTACATCGGGGCAACTTTAGAAATTTTCTTCTTTATTCTTTTATTAATTCGGTCTATGGTTCTTGGACTATACCCCATAAGTTCAGATGCTTCCCATAGTGTCTTTTCGCCATAGGCCCGTAATCGAAACAGTTTTTCTTCTCTGGAATCGAAGCCTGCTTCTTTTAAATAAAATTTTCTTTCATCTTCTGAAAAGTCTGTATAATTCATATTTCCACCGTCCTCCCTTACAAGTGGAATCAAACTGGAAGAATACCGCTTAACATAAAACCGATAACTGCGCTGACAATAGATGTAATAACACATACAATAATTGTATCGTAACGCTTTCCCGGGACTGCCATGAGAGTCTTTATATTGTTATTCATCTCATCCACAGTTGACTTGATATGGTTCAAGTCATTCTCACTTAATGCTGTCTTTCTTTCCAGTTCCCCGATACGCTCATAAAACTCTTTATGGCGGTCGGATTGTCTCTCTTGCATCTGTCGAAGACTATTCTCTAATTCTTCTATGCGGTGTTCATTAAAACATTCATGTTCACATCCCATCGCCAGTTCCTTTCTTCACTCCCTTAACATTTGCTTTTCCCTACTGAATATAAGCAACCCAGCGGCACTCCGGGAGGACAAAAATACTGTGCCACGTGACCCAACCATCTTATTAAATTAAACTTCCTGCAAATGGAAAAACGCCATGATTGATATATATTTCTGTTTCGGATTCCCAGTTTCGACTTACTGAATTTTCAGAGTGCGATTCTTGGAACTCGGCTCCCTGTTTCACAAGGAAATAGAGAGCCAGATCAAATATACAATCATAGCAATATTCCATATCGGTGTTGATTTTTTCCTCTGTATATCCAGACGGATAGTTGCGCTTCTTTTTAAATGAACGAATTGCACGTTTTACAGATAAAGAAATCATACCGTCAGTTTCCGCATCGTCGGATAGATACTCTTTCAGATCATTTACAAGCTGTTCGTTCATTTAAGATCACCTACCCTTGCTGAGATAAAATTTCCGAGATAATACCAGCCTTGTTTGTAGATATCAGGGCATAGCCATTGTCACTTGCGAGCTGTTTCAGTTGAACTACTGTCATGCTTGACAACTCGCTTTCTGTATACTTGTGTTTTGAAGCATCATTAACACTTGCTACAGATGGTGACTGGCTGTTCTTGTCGAGACTATGCCCGTTTATTCCCCCGCTTTGGTACCGATTACGATACCGCCATTAGCTTTTGCTGCTACTGGAACAAACATACCTGATGCTTTAGTCCAAACTGCAACTGGGTCTTGTGTAGCCCACATGGACAGTGTTACGAAGGAGCGATTTTCTTCCTGAATGAACTGTCTGTACTCAAGTTCCTCTGGTGTTACGCCCCAGAGTCCAGTACCAAATGAACCGTTCGGCTCTGCTTCATACAGAGTGAATACATCCTCTTTGAAGTATCTTCCTGTTTTGAGTGAGCCATCTGCTTTTCTGAATCTGAATTTCTCGTCGCAACGATCAATTGTGATTCCGTATTCCTGCATAAGCAGATTAGCAAGTTCCTGCTTAGTAAGGAGGCGTTTGTTTGCTGCTCCCAGAACTGCGGTCTGCATTGCAGTGTTGTTTCTCATGTAATTAATCATTTTAAGTGATGTCAGGGCTTTGTTTACCACAAATCCATTATCTTCTGCAATAGCGACCATCTTCTGGATATCACCCATGATATCTGCATCTGGTTTAGACCAGTCTGTCATTTCTACTTTTGCATCGGACGGAACACCATAATCAATGCTCATATCCACATTGTTCTCTTTGACTTTTACTGCGCCAGTAGAAAGGAACTGGCCTTTCATGACATTTGCTCTAGCAACAACACCCTCAAACAGGTTGGCTGCATCATCAAATACAAATTTCTTTAAGTTCTCGTCATCCGGCACACCGTTTTCGATTGCCTGCTGTAATCTCTCAGACTGATTAATTTTTCTCTTAATAAAGAGTTTTTCAGTCAGGACTTTTTCGAATCCCGGTCTGGAACCAATTTCCGCTTCGGTATCAAGAGCGTGAACGAATGCTACCTCCGGCAGTCTCTGTCCAGCCATAAGTCTGTAGTATTCAGCTTTCAGGTACTGAGTTTTAACATCCGGGAAAATGGTATCAAGGATACCCGGTCTTTTTACGCTGAAATCCTGAGAAAAGTTAAGTCTTTCTTCCTGTGTGATTGATTCTAAAATATTAAATGGCATCTGATTACCTCCTTAAAATTCTGGGTCTGTAGTGGTTACAAAAACGATACCTGCTTTTTCAAGCTCTGTTTTCGCAGTGGTTTCTACTGTTACCGGAAGTCTTTTTTCAAGAACACGTCCTGCAACAATTACGGAAATCGGTCGTTTTGTATCGTCTGTCATATCAACATCTTCGAACACGATGCCTTTAGCACCAGTTGCGTTTGTCGGATATACGGAACCTGCTTTGATAATCTTCTTAGTTCCAACGGTTTCAGCATTTGTCTGTTCTGCTGTATAGGTTTTAAGTACCAGTCCTACCTCGGATTCGAGGATGTTAGGTGTGGATTCGTACTGCTCTGTTTTCATAAAAGCCATAATCTAAATCTCCTTTTCTTAAATATTTACTGGGGCATTATCATCTGCCGGTTTATTTTCTGGACACATTTTTGCTGAGTACGCTTTTGCGTATTCAGATGCTTCGCTTTTCTTTTCTGGTTCTCCACCAGATTTACCGCCACCCGGATTAGGTGTGTTTTCAAGGGCTTCTTTTTCCCATACAGCCTTTGCGGTATCAAGCGTTGATTTATTTACTTCGGAAATTCCATCAACAAAAGTCTGGGCTTCTTTGAGTGCATCTTCAGCATCCATATTTGAAAATGCTTTGATTGCTCCCACATAGGCATCTCCTTTCATTCCTGCGCTTGCAAAAATAGAAGTAATTTTGCCTGTCAGAGCTTCTTTCTGGGAAGTTGCAAGTGCAGATTCAAGGTCAGAAATTCTTTTTTCGTTTGCAGCTTTTTCTTTCTGACGTTCCAGTTCTGCTTTCTCAGCTTCAGTCATGTTCTGTTTTTTTAATTCTTCCAGTTCTTTTTCCAGTGCTTCTGCTTTATCAGCCTGTTCTTTTGCTTTCTGGGCTTTTGCTTTTTCTTTAGCCACATCAGAATTTGACTGATTCAGAAAAGAAGTAATCTGGTCATCGGTTGCATCTGGAAAAATCCTTTTAACATCTTCTCTTGTCATTGAAATCTCCTGTCACCAATACGCTTTTTTACGCTGTTCGCTCAGCCCAAGGTGTCTCCCATGTTCACGCTGTCGGGTTGCATATTTTTTAATAAAAAAGAGACGATTTTACTCGTCTCTAAATTAACTGTATTGAATTGAGCACCGGCAATTCACAATCTCGTCTGCCGAAGCTCCTAATGAGGTATCTTTGGGAAATTGTAGCAAGCTATCTCCAACCGAGAACGGCTCACCAATCGGGAGCGTGGTTCCTCCAACTTCAAGGTGGGTCTTTCGTTCTCTTTTGTCTCCTACGTCAATCCATTTCTTTTTTGTCTTTCCTGATTTCACAGCCTTCGAATACTGTCTGTAATTCAGTATCGAATTAGCTTCACACTCTGAAATAAACATTGCCCGGTCATTTGACAGGTAATAATCATCAGTAATGCTTTTATCTTCAGAAGAAAGTCTTTCGAATGTTGTATCAATAATTTGCTTTGTTATATCAACGGCATATTGCTTGATGTATGTATCTATAAGCATATACGAAGCAATTACATCCAGATATTTGTCGTAAAATTGAGTCTGGATGTATTCTCGTTTCGTTTCTCCGCTTTCTATGGTTGTTTCTATCAACGCCAAAATATAAAGGACAACTTCTTCCATTTGTTCGGAAAAAGCTATCCTTTCTTGTTTTTCTTTGTCTGATATCGACATTTTGCTGAAATATTCTTTATATGGTTCGCTTCTGCGATTGTTAGGTCTGATATTTAATTCATCATATGACGAAACACTCATTCTGAAATCACATCCTTATTAAAGCCATTCAGCAAATCTTTCGCTTTTTGCAGTTCTGAGTCTGGGTCTGCCAATTCCGGGTAAATGGTTCCAAGATACGGTAAACTCATTTCATATACTTTTTGCGGATCACTAAATAATCCGCAAGTAATCAGCGCAATAAGCGGATGAATTTTATTTTTAAACAAATAATCAAGCGCCTGTGCTTTAACAAGCATGTTATCAGTCGGGTTTCTGGTGATTTTTACATCAAAATCTCTGGTTGAAATATTTACATCCATTGATGTTTTTCGAATGATATTCAAAATGATTCTGGCAGATGCCTTTTCAGCTTCTTTTGTGAACGCTTCTACCAATTTTGCGTCTCTCTCTGCGAAATCCCAACCATTCCTCAGATATACTGCATTGCCTGTATCTCCACCGGTATTGCTTTGCCGGTTTGGCATCGCTTCTACAATCAACATATTGTTGTAAATATCATCTTTTGCAACCTGGCTCTCTGACTGATTTAGTTCGGCGGTCATTAAATCAACGTCTGATTGCGTTCCATTCCCGACGTCTTTTACAGATACAGCACCGAGTTTTATCATTTTTACAAATTCGGATTCATCAATCTCGCAGTTTTTAAATTTCATCAGGGCTTGCACGAACTGTTCAACCCCATTCAGTCTGTCAGATTGATATTTGTTGATTGCGTCGTACATTGTAATCGCAATTTCAATGTCGGAAAGTCTGTCGTGATTATTCGGATATTCAATGATAGGAATACCGCCAAAACCATTGATTCCAGATTCTGTTACCGCTCCATTTTGAATTTTGAAATACTGTCTGGAAGAATAACACTGGTAATACTGCTGATTGTCCTCGTCTTTTAAAATCTGGACGGAAAGCATTGGTTTGCCCGTGATGCTCGAATAAACAATATATACATCCTGCGGCGATGGAATAAATATTCTAAATGGCGGTAAATCTCCGTTTTCTGTCCATTCATCTTCTCTCAGAATTGCTTTATATGCAGTTCCTACCGCACTCTGGTATATTCCTAATTGAATGTTTCTGGCATCTGCATTAGCTTCATCCAGATAATCATTGAACCGGTCAACTTGTTCATTTATTTTTTCACTTGCTTTTTTCTTTTTGCAGACATACTGAATAGGTTCTCCGTATATCTGCCCTGCCTTGAATTTGACTGTTTCAAGGGCATGATTCTCAACAACTTTATTGTTGACCTCTGGGCGAACAAGTTTCTCACGATATAGAATCGGCTGGTCGCCTTTGTAATATCTGTATAGATAATCTATCAATGTTCTGTTCCTGTTGTGGATTCCAATTGTATCAGAAAGAACCTGTGCCACATTCTGGGGAGTAATCTGGTCTACGCCAGTATAGGCAATCTTTCTGCCAAACTCTCCTTGGCATAGGTCAACAAAGTTTATTTTGTTTCTCCCCACTGCCTGTCCTCCTATTTTTCTGCATGAAAAAAGCACCAAGGTTCGACCTCAGCGCTTATTTTACAGCTTATATTATATAATATATTATCAATATGATTCCATATGATTGCATACTATCTTTTGAATCCTTTTACTTTTTTGACTGATTCAATTGCTTTCAAATGGCAAGAACGGATGTGCTGAATTGAATATCCCATTTCGTCAGCTACTGTAACAAGACTTTTGTATTCCACATATTTTTTGTGCAGCAACTGAGAATATAGAGAATTATCAAGGCTATTAATGGTGCTTGATACTTCCTGCTGAATATCTGACATTTCGGAAATATCTTTAGCAATTTCTTGTTGCAGATCGGCAATCTTTACGATTGTATCGCCTACATGATCTTTTGTACCGGATGTTTGAACTTTTTCTCCGGTTGAAAAAGAAGATAAACTTGTAGCCAGCATTCTGAGCTGATATTCTTCAGAAATTTTGTTTTCGATTTTTCTCTTATAATCACGAACTTGTTCTAAATATTCTCTTGTGGTCATATTATCTCCTTCCCCAAAATGGATTGCGCATTGCAGTTGCTTTTCCGCCTAATGGATTCTGCACGTACTCTGCCATCATTGCCAAGCTGTCCGGGCCATCATCGTGAGCTACTTTTGCCCTTGTGGTATATGTGGTTACATTTGCCATAAATAATCCGTAGTCGGATTTTGGTTTATACTGGCTTGGATGCAAAAAATAAAAATGTTTTGATATGTAATCAGAATTTACAAGAATTTTTGTTTCTTTATTTGCTTGCGTAGGTCTTGTTTCGATATCCGCTCGGCATTTCCCTGAGATTATCTTTTGAATGTTGTGCGCAACACGATTTCCTACGTTATTTGACTCGAATCTGATTTTATGCGGATTGTGTTTTATCAAGATATCAGCCGTCTTTCTGTCCAGGATGTCGTAATCTGTGGTATCATCGAAAACAACGTCCGGGATAAAAAATTTATCCCCATATTGATATGCAATAGGTAATGATTCAAAATCTGTACCTTTATCTTTTGTATCGCATACTGCCCATATCGCATCTGCTTCTCTGTCTGGTATAATTGTGTATTCGTCCGTGCATCCGTCGGGGACGTCTTCTTTGCCGAAGAAAAATCTTTTTAGCTTATCTGGTGGAAGCAACAATCCTTCACGTTCTACCGGTTGCTGCTGATAAAGGCAGTTGTAAGAGATTTCGTCCATGGACTCTTTAGCGTCGTTGAAATACTTCTCAGAGAATCCATTTACTGTGAATAAAAAATTGCTTTTGCCATTCTCGTCAAGTGCCGGTACTGCTATAAACCTTGCTCTAGGGTTCCCGGCGTATAACTGCTGTAGCTTTCCGATAGGGTCATGCACTGACCATCTGGTAGCAATGTAAAACTCTTTGCACCCTTCAAGTCTACGGGAACGTAAGTCATTTACTACTTTTGTCCATAAGGTATCCAGTCGATTCTTGTTCAGTGCTTCTTCGATGCCAGACACAAGGTCATCGGCGGTAAGGAATCGGTTGCATCGGGTCGCACCAGTCAGAGAACCATCAATTGAACGGAACGTCCATGTTTTAAAACGTCCGTTTCTTTCAAGATTTACTGTTGTTTCTTTTGCATTTGTTCCCTGCATTTCAACATTCGGAAAAATCTCATGCCATGTGTACTCAACCGGATCATTGATGATTTCCAGAACTCCATCATAAAGTGAACGTGTCAGAATACTACTGTGCGCTGATGACAGGTTGAAATCATTCGGAAACCACCCGCCTACCAGAGACAGAAAGAAATCTTCAAGAGTAGATTTTCCGCAACCGGGTGGTACGCTCAGCGCAAATATATCAAGTTTATCATCCATCAAATCTTGTAATGAGCCTATAATGTTATGCTGCATGAATACGCTTCTTCTTGGCTCATAGAATCTTTCTTTTGGGATTCTATTCTTCTCGAGATATAGTAATCCACTGTCTACTTGATGGTTCTGTGCTTCCAACAGCAAATATTTCCAGTAAATATCGTCAAAATCTCCACTCCCAGTAATAGCAGCTTGCCTTTCTGCGATATTGTGTGCATACTGGCTTACCTTTATTCCCATCTGTTGCGCATCTGGATTATCCTTGAAAGGAAGGTCAATATTCATATTCAAAAGTAAATCAAGGCAGTCCTTCTGATTTTGACAGACTGTCATATCATCATTAATGATTTGATTTAAAATTGCCCGATACCATTCAATCGAACCTTCTGTGAATTTTTGCATAAAAATAGAGCCAGACCTCCTTTCTTTTTAGGATTTAGTCTGGCTCTCGTGTGGCTCTTTGACTGGTTTATTTATTAAATTCCGTAAAAATATTTTCAATTACTTTCCATTCTGCGAATATTGCCATGAACAATAACGGAACCGCCGAAAGTCCCCAATGATTTTCAATTGTCACTTGAATTGTGGCTATCAAATAATCTGCTACCCATTTGAATATTATGAAATTCACAATTATCCAACATATTTTTCTGATTTTGTTCATTTGGTCACGCTTTCTTGACCGGCCATTCAAAGCCAAAATCTGAACGTTTGATTTTGCATTGTGGGCTTCCGTCTTTCCAGAAAACTAATCCTTCTATCTCGTGTTCAGAAAGATATTTCTTGATTCCCTCGAATGTTCTTTCGACTTCAACGATTTCTTTGCCGTGTTTTATCAAGGCATCGTAATCATCATTATACGGATTGCCATGAAAATGTTTTCCGTAAGCTTCATATGTGCCATCCGGCAATTTAAGGCCTTGATTTGTCCACATTGAAGTTACATAATACGCTTCTGCAAACCACTTATCAGACGGATTATTCTCATCAACCTTTACCCATCCCGGCCAATGACCTGTAATGGAATCTGGCTCACAACAAGGGATAAATCCCTCTGGTGGTATTTTGTCTTTCTTGCAGTCATATCTTTTATAATATTCTCCGTCAATTATCGCGCAGCAAGAACCGTCGTATTTGACTGTTGCAACACCTTCTCCTTTAAGTACCCATTCCATGCCCGGATGCACTTTCGGAAGAACCTTTACAACCTTATGGTCTTTAAATTCTCGCTCAAATAATGTTGGTATCTTTTTCATTTACTCACCTCACAATACTTCTAAGTGAATCCCACCACTCGTCTTTTTTATTTATATCTTCTACTCGTTCAAACATAAATTTCAACTTATAAATACCTGATTCTGATACAACAGATTCCGTATGCATGAGTTTGAATTTTCTTTTAAGATATCCAATTTCAAGAATGCATTCCTTCGGAAGATCAGTGTAATTCACGACGCATTCTACCCAAATAATCCGTCTGCCTTCTTCATGATGTACTTCAATGTCAGCTAGTGCATTAATGATTTTTTCATCAATAATCTTAATTGGATAGTTCACTACACCATATTTTTTCATACATTCACCTCGAACTCTTTCTTGCAGTTGCTACCCTTGCATTTATACGGCATCCGATAAATCTTTGTGGTCGGGAAAATCTTTAAGGCTTTCTTTCCACAAAACGGACAAATCACCCAATTTGTACCATTTTCCATTTTAATTTGCGCTGTTCCATCCCATGGCTCTGGAGGATTCGTATATTCAGAGAAGTCTACTCCCTCTGATTCAAATGCTGATTTGATACTCATTATTTCTCCTGTTCTTTTTATGCTTAATACCTTTATGTTTCCGTTTGAGATAAATCCTCATTTTACTTCTTGTGTTTTTTCTGAATTGATTATTGAATTTTCTTTTTCTCTTTCTCCCGGCAATCTGCCTTATTTTATGTTTTCCATGCATTTTAAGATAATTATTACAATACGGAACAATGCACATATCGTTCATTAAAGGAGAAAAATATTTTTTTGGTACAGTTTCTATCAAAGGAATATTACGTAGACGCATATTATCTTTCACACTTTCTCACTCCTTTTCGCCCATTCTTCTTCCAGCTTTGTAACAATCTGCTATATATGTTCTATGTACATCTTCCATACCATTAATAGCTTTTCTCATTGCTTCTGCCATTTTTTCATCATAATATGTATTTCTAATGTGTAGCTTGTTTTCACGCGGATTAACACATATTGAATCTTCTAACAACGGATAATTTTCACCTAAGAACACAGGCATATCTCCAAAGCCATTCATTGAAAGTTCATCAAGCATATTTAATAATCGGCTAACAGTAATTTGATTATCCATAATATCAACTCACCCCATGAGCCTTTCTCAAATTTGCGTATCGGTCAATCAGAACGTCAAGTGTTGTATGTAACTGGTTAATCGTGATGCAATCGGACTGGTGCCGTTCACTATACCATTGTTTACTGTGATCCGTATCAGATTGAGAAGATATCAGTGGTGATTGTGTCTCCCAAACGCCTTTCATAACTTCTCTGGTTTGCAACTCATTTGTATATGCCATAACAATCGAATTGGCTTTTTCGAGTTTTTCTTCAAGTTCTTTGTTTTTTACTGCAAGTCTTTTATTTTCCTTTTCCAATTCCAAAATTTTTTTACTTTCAACACCATTCACCTGAAATTCCCTCCCGCTAAATTTTTGTAAAAATTTCCATGTCGTAGTTGTCTCTGATATAATCCGAGCATTCAGACAACTTTTCTTTTAAGAAAGGGTCATTTGCAATGTCTGGATGTATGTTTAATATACAGCTATCCTTTTTACCGTCTTTCTGAAATTTCTTCCAGTCAAATGTCATTACGAACAACGGAATTGCTTTGAGATTTTTGGTCTTGTATCTTATGTATAGATTAAAAAATTTATTAAACATGGAAATCTCCCCTCTTTAATTACGCCGTCTTTTCAAATAAATCAAGAATAAACTCCCGTCCCATCTGTGTAATCCGTCTATGGTAGATCACTTTCCCAGAGTCCAGAACTTCCTGTTTGATTTCTTCATATCCGCAATTACTATACTGCGAGAACATCACCCACGTACCATTTACCTGATACTGTATCTTTTTCTCTGCCAGAATCCGATTTAGCTGTATTGCTGATTTCAGTCCCAGTTCTTTTGCAATCTCAGTAATAGTATATGTCTTATTTACGTGCATCAAAATAGCATTCTTTCTCTCGGCTTCCACTCTCGCAGCACGTTCTTCTTTCAGTTTGGTTAGAAGTTCAATGCCGAAGTCCGGATTATTCAGAATGTTATCAATGACATTGTCCGTGGCATATATGCCATGCTTACGGATAGTCTTCAGAATCTCTTTGACTTCTTTCTTGAACTGTTTGGCAATCGGCTTTCTGGACTGCATTAAGACTTCGTAGAGTCCGTTCTCGGTAAGGAACCATGTCCCATTCCCGCCGGTTCTATTTTCAAAGTAAACATTATTTACTTTGACTTTCTCATCCTCATCTACAGATTCAATCATTACTGATGGCTTGCTGTGTTCAATCCACTCCGCTACATCTTTTGCTAAGAATAGTGGTTCCTCTGCCGTTCCGTATACTCGAAACTGTTTTCCTAATACTTCCTGCTCATTCAATACTTTCAGTTCATTCATTTCTCTCTTTCCTCCCTGTGTTTCATCTGACATTCAATCATCTTCGCTATGTTCTCACGTTCCTGTCGTATCCCGTGCCCTTGACGAAATAATTCACATTCAATGATATTACCGCATCTGGAACACTCGTCTTTAATTTCTTTTCCTGCTATTTGCATTCCCATCCATCCTGTACCATTTTAGGCTTATATTCTTTTTCGGTATATCCTTCGCCGTTGCACAAATCACAAGTGACTTTTGTTTCTTCATACCTGTCGCGGCATTCCCAGTATTGCGCACGATTTATCATTTTTATAACAATTCCTTCTCCATAGCATTTCGGGCATCTATGGATTTTGTTTCCCTGTATTCGTTTTACAAGGTCATCAAGAGTTGTTTTTCCACCATAGTCATCTCTCAAACATATTGCTTCATGAATTTTCATTTTCTACATCCTCCCAAAATTCGCAAACACAATCTGGTTCCGTAAAATCAGCGCAGTGTTCACTGTCGCCGTTGAAACATACCCATGTAAAATCGTCATGTTTCTTACATGTTTTACAACACTTTTCTTTTTGCATAATTAACCTCAATTTAAAAAAGTCCAGTGTGCCGACTTGAACGGCATAAATCTCCCAACGAGAAACACTGGAACCGCACGAAGTAAGAGAAAAATTCCAATGATTGCAGTTCATTGGAATCGGAAAGGATGGATTCGAACCATCAAAGCCTAGTCTACGGCCAGGCCGTTCCCCAGTTACTTCTACTTTCCGAATAACCCGGAAACCCCGGGTTAGCAATATGTTTATTGTGTTATGCTTTCCACTAGGCAATTTTTCATAACTTGGACTATCGTATTTTTGCCAACCTGACGGCTTTTTTGGTAACCGTGGTATGCTCCACGGAGTTGTTTTCGGATTTTGGAAAATACTTCCTGTGTTTGTCTCTTGAAAACTTCCTGTCCTCAACGTGCACCTATTGACGACAATTTAACTCGGAGACTGTGCCGAACGGGGAATTATCTTCATCGAACAGGCTGTGCCGTTACACACCTTTCATGGAAATAATCCACATACACTCATTCAGCAGTTTTTTCTGTCCATTAAACGGATAGACAGCATATGGAAGAAATGGAAACTACAGGACTCGAACCTGTGACTTGTCGGTTATGAGCCGACCGTTCTGCCAACTGAACTAAGTTTCCTGAGCAGAGGGCTGTTGCAGTTCAAGAACGGCTCTCTGCTGTTGCGGTTCTTTCCCTCGCAGCCGCAACAAAGGGATTGAGACTGTTGATTTCTGCGTTCTGCAGAATCCACCCGGGGCATTTGAAGCCCCTTTAATCATCTCCGTTGGGATAGATGGAACCAATTCGGAGGGGTCATATCATCATGGAAAATAATACAACCAGCTAGGCTAGTGGGATTCGAACCCACGAATACAGCAATCAAAATGCTGTGTCTTACCGCTTGACGATAGCCCATTATTCGACCGGGAAAGTCCCGGTCTAGTGATAGTGATATATTTTATAAGATTTTAGAAAGCATCATGGCTATATTTGTATTGTTAAGTCCGCGCCAGTTACTTTGCAATGGGCGGGAAAAGTTGTATTCTCCATTGAGTTTCACCAACGCAGACCTAAGCTACTCTGGATGCCTCGACCTGTCAGATTCAAAGGCTTTCCCTAACCTGAGAACGGCAGGTTTCTGATTTTCTTGTATTTTCACCCGTTCAATCAGTATAGTGAACAGGGGAATTTGTATTGTGAATGCTAACCACATTGGGTTCTCCTTATAATCTAAAAATCACAACTGCATTAACTGCGAAACATATTTCCATTAA